TGAAGCTCGCCGGAAAGACCGTAGCGCAATTGGTTCCGCTTACCAGCGTGAAGGTCGCGGTTGTGCCGCTCATCGCGGCATTCACGCAATTGTTATTCGTCCCCGAGCCCGCGTCCGCCTCCACGCTGGTTGGTCCCAGGGTGTAATACATGTTCTGGCCGGTGCCGTCCGGGTTATCGAGGCCGATGTCGGTGGAGGTTGCGAGGTTGTCTTGAATGCCGTGCGAGAGGACGGTCTGGCCGATGGGCAGCGAGGAGTCTGCTGAGGAGCGGAGAATCAGGAAGGTGCTCGCGGTGGCCGTGTTGGTCTGCGGGATCACAATGCCCGCGCCTCCCGAGTAGAGACCGGGGGGAATGTCGAGGATGATGTTGTAACTCGGGGGGTACGTGGTGCGGCAGGTTTCGATATCGTTGATCGCCGATTGCAGCCCGGAAAAACTCACTGCGTAGGGCAGGCTGAAGGAGCAGCTTGCGGGTGGCCCGGTAGTCCACGAACTCGCGCCCAGCAGTAATTCGTAATCGTTGGGCTGGGGATTGCCTTCGTTATTGTTGACCCAGGTTGCAGGCAGCGCGGCCAGTACTGACCCTGTGACATAGTTCAGTGCCCCCGCGTCCCATGCGCCCGTGGTGGGTCGAGGATTGCTGGCCTCATCACTACACAACGCGCCCAGGCCGGGATTCGGCTGGCCGTTGCAGGTTGAGTAAAGATTCGCCGCGCCTCCGATGGCAATCGAACCGGCTTGCAGTGTGCCATCGGAATTGATGGTGCAGGCGGCGGAGGTTGCCGAACTGGTTTCGCCGCTGTCGGTTTCCCATGTCGAAAACGCCGAGAAGGGAAGGAAGGTTCCATGCCAGATGAAGGCGTTGCTGTTGCCGTTCATGTAGTAGTTGTGATTCAGCGCGGTGATGGTTGTGCTCTGAAATCCGCTTTCGTCCGTCGCCGTGATGCTGACTAATTGCCCGTAGCAGTTCGCGTTGTTCTGGTTGGTGACCGCAGGGCCGCCCATGTTCAGGTTAGTGACGGTTTGCGCCACGGAACCGAGGAAGGTGTTGTTTACGAACTGAATGTTGTTGCCTTGCGCATAGACCGGGCCTGCGCCGTTGGCCATGGTGCGCGCGGTGGTGTCGAAAATATTGTTGAAGCCCCAGGCGTTGCGGATGTTCTCTTCGAGGAACACCCACGAGTTGAAATTCGCGCCGGGATCGCCGAAGAAGTCATTGTTGTAGATGAAGACGTTAGTCCAGTAGGTGCCCGCGCAGTACGAGCTGCCATTCGAGCAATAGGCCCAGAGGTGGATGCCGTCGTGGTGCCAGACGTTCCCGGTCGAGTCCCACGCGGCCATGCCGTTCAGGATGTTGTTATAAAAATAAACTCCGCTTTTCACTGTGGCCGTGGAATTGTTGTTGCCCATCCCGAGGCAGTGATCGAAGTTCTGGCAGGTGTTGCCGCCGACGTAGACCGAGCCGCTGGTTCCCGCGTCTCCATTGAAGCAGGTGGCCGCGTAGGTGCAGGTGGTATTCGTGATCGAGATCGTGCCCGAGGCGTTAGGGAAGTAGACAGCGGACGGCGGGCCAACGCCCGTGCATCCGCCCGCGCTATTGTCGGACGTCGAAGTGTGAACGTAGAGATTTAGAAATTGGACTCCAGTCACGGTGATGTTGCTCGAACCGGAGGCAAGGACGCCAATCGAGCAGACCTGATTGCCGTAACCTCCTGCCGCGCTTCCGTTGTTCAAACTCTGAATCGTGCCGCCCTGGATGGTGATGTAGCCTCGGCCGGAGACGATGATCGCGCCAGTTGATGGAATCGCGGCAGGAGCGATCTGCCCGTTGGTCGCAACATCGAAGAGAAGCGTGATAGGGTTGCCGCTTGTACCACTTCCGTGGGCGGTGAGAGCAGTGGTAATTGGACTTGGGCCACACAGGGTCACCGTGGTTCCCGCGCCGATCTGCCCCGCGCCCGAGCCCCAGTTCCCGCTCGTGTTGAAAAACGTCACCGCGTAGGCGTCGGCGCAATCCGCACCGGTGTTGCCTCCAGCGGCGGTCTGGGCGATATAAACGTTGCTCGCGCTGGCCTGGGACAAGGTGGCCGCGAGGGAAGTGGCCAGCAAGATTAAAAGCAGAATGAAGCGGCGCATATTTATTGGCAGTCCCAACTGACGCGGATGTCGGCTCCGGAAGGGTCGGTGCTTGCTCCAGGCGAATAGAGCGGAGCAACGAGGTCGCCTTGGCTGACGACGTAGTTGTGGGACTGGTTCGTATCGTGGCAACTCGTAGCCGGATTGCTGATCGTGCAGGTTAACTTCGTGGCCAATGTAGTGAGGTCCTCCAGGGTGAAGGTGACCGTATCGCCGCTGTGTGGGCTGGTCCCCATTTGCACTCGGAGGTTTTGCGCGACGCAAGCGTGCGGCGCGGGCATCCCCACCACGGCGGTTCCCGTGCAAATGTTGCTCGTGGTGGTTTGCAGGTAAGGCGGCAGATAGTAGTTAGTCAATGCCGTCTGCCCGATCCCCCCCGAGCATGATCCCATCGGGAAGGCCACCGGCCCCTGAAATCCTCCCGCGCCTTCCCCGGTGCTTACCGGAGGATTGTTGCCCATCCCGAGGTTGAATTTCACGGTGCAATCGGTTGCCCCACCAACGATGTTGCTGTGCTGGGCAACATTGTCCACCCAGGCCTGGTTCGCCGGGCAGCTGATCCCGCTGCCTACGTTGGTGTCCGCAATGATGACGCCGCCGACGTTGCTGGCCGCACCTGAACCCGGCCCGATGTCGAAATAAACTAAGCTTGGCCCGTTCGATCCGCCTTCGATGTTGACGCTGGTAGTCGGCGCGGTGGCAACGGGGAAGCTCGGTGTGGCCGTGCCCGCGCTCAACGATGTGGCGCTCTCCGTAGTCAGACCGGAAGTGGTGAGATTCACCAGCGTCCCGCCGGAAAGGGAAGCGACTGTCCACGTCCCATTCAATTGCGTGAAGCTGGGGTTGGTGATCCCGGCGACGGTTACCGGGCCTCCGGGCGCGAAGTTGCTACTGTGGGACACCGTGATCTGCGCGGTCGTAGAACTCGAAATCGTGGCGCTTGAAATCGATTGCGCCGTGCCAGTGAAGGTGTACCCGCCTTCGTAGGCCGCCCAGAGCGTGTAAGACACTGCCGAGTCGCCGCCGATCTGGTAGCCATAGTTGAAGTACTCTTCGTGGGGCTCCTGCATGTGCGCCCCGGAGCCGATCACCTCAACCCCTACGGCCTCCGAACCCGGTGCGCAAGTAGGGTTGCAGCCTTTGATTTCGCCGACGCCGACGCCCTGGAAATCGGAAATCGAAAGCGTCTGGTGGGCCAGGAATCCCGGCATCGCGTTGCCGCCGTTGCCGCTAAAGAGAGCGCCGACGTAGTTTGAATTTGTACAAGGGTCGGGCGACATCACCGCGTAGCTGGTGTTGCTGCTGGCGCAGAACATCATAGAGCCGGTGGGAGCATATCCGCTCGAACACCCGCCATTCGTGCCGGAGCACGAACAGCTTCCCAACTGGCAATAGAGCGGTTGCAGGTTCGCCGAGAACGGTCCATGCGGGCTGCCGTCGTTGGTGTCTCCGTTGATCTGCGCTCCGTAGGCCGGGGATTGGTCGAAGCGATAGCCGTAGACCAACCCGTCGAATACCTGAACCTGCTGGGTGAGAGTCAATTCCTCGCCGCCCGATTTGATGAAGCCGCTGCATCCCGGAAGTAGATTGCAATTCAGGGTGAAGCGGCGGAATTCGTTTTCGTAGGTGCCGCCGTTGTTCCCGTAATTGTTGTCGGCGACCATCGGGGTATCGAGGTAGAGCGTCCCGCAGCCTAAAATACAGCTAGTGACGGAGGTGTAAGTGACTCCGCTGGTGGGGTTCACGTAGAAGGCAAAGATCTGATCGGAGCCGCCGCCGCTCTGCTCGGTGTAGGCGTACTGGTAGCAGCCATTGTTATTCGTCTGCCCAGCGTTGATGCAGCCATAGCGGTACTGCCACATGCCGTTGATGGCGGGAGCGGCTCCCCCGCCCGTGGTGTTGTTTCCACTGCAAAGCACGGGTGAACTCACAGGGTTGCACAGCGACGGTGTGTTTGGCGGAACCGTGCTGCTTCCCGCGTTGAAAGCTGCTAAGCAATTCGTGGTCACTGTCAAAAGGCTCGGCGGCCCCGCGGAGTAAGCAGTCTGAGTGATGGCGCAGTTCTGCTCGACAAATCCGCCATTGGCGCAGGTTTCAATCGCCGGATTGCAGGCGTTCAGAATGACGTTACTGCAACCGCCCGCTGAACACTTCACCGATCCGGTTTCGCCCGAGCCGATGATCGTGAGCCCGCTGGAATACTGGATCGTCGAAACTCCGTCGAGCAGGATATTCAGCGGGGTGCCGGTGGGCCAGATTTCAAAGACTCCCTGCACCGGATTGCCGCAGTTGTATCCTCCGGTGCCGATGCTGGTTTTACAGAAGGGCTGCACGCTCCAGGTCTGGGTTCCGCCTTCGTCGAGGATGACGTGACAGGGGTAGCTGGAAATTGAAGCGCAAGCTGAGAACGCCGCCCGGATGCGGAGCGATTCATCCGCGCCGGTCTGGGCCGAGACGAATTGCGCTCCGGAGCTGGTCGAGACTGAGCTACCGCCTGAGCCGATGGTCGGTTGGCCGTTCACCTGCCCGCTGACCGTCCCGCTTGGCGCCGGGGTTGTGACCCAGGCTGAGCCGTTCCAGTTGCAGATGTCTCCCGTGACCAGGGTCCCGTAGCAATTTATGATCGAATTAATCAGGCCTTGGGTGCCGATGTTCACATAGTAGCCGCCGGACTCGGAGATGATGTTGTTTTCTCCGGCGGTGGGCGTGAAGCCGCTCGGGGTGCCCTGTTTGACTGCGATGCAGTTGGGCTGGCCGTTGCAGGAGACCGGCAAGTTCGCCACGCTGGTTGCAATCCCCAGGAACGGTGTCACGAACAGGCCATCGCCGCGCAGTTGAGACACGATGTTTCCGCTAGGGCAGTTCCCGCTCGTGGCCGATGCGCCCGCACAGTAAACCCACGCATTGAAACCGGAACCGGCGGCTGTAACCGTTGAAAAAACGTGCAGGCTTGCAGCGAAGCCAGTCCCGGTGTTTAAGTCGGTGACCCCGTTATAGGCTCCATCGTTCCAGACGTTCCAAACTTTTGAAATAGGCGAGGTAGTGAAGGCCGAACAGGCGATCGGATTGCCGAAAACGTTAATCGCAATATGGTTCGATCCGTTGGTGTCGCAGGTTCGGATCACGTTGTAGCCCTGCTGGGTGAAAAGGACGGCTTGGTGGTAGCTGCCCACGGCCGTGTTGACCGAGAAATCAACCGAGGTGTCGGTTGAGGACGAGGCGGTGTCGGTAATGCTCCACACGCCGCCCGTGACCGGCGAGGCTCCGAAGTCGCCGATGAGAAAGTTTGAGAGGTAGGTGCCCAGGTCAAGATTCAAATTACCCGCTGGATTCTGCTGTGTGTTCCATGTGTTGGAACCGCTCCCGGCGCCGCCCAGGCTGACACCGTACGGGCCATGCCACACGTTACTCACCTGAAAGTAATAAACGTAGTTTCCAGCTTGGGCGTAGAGCCCAAAATTGCCGCCGCCATCCGCCGTCGAGGAGCAAGTGCTGGTTCCGGGCAGCGTGCCTTGGCCCGGAGCGCAGGCCACGGACATAGAGAACGAGTTGTAAGTGGTCGCCAGATTCGTGCAGGGCGTGCCTCCGGTGCCGGGGGCGTTGCAGAAAACCACCGGAGCGTTGGGCGCGGCGTGCAGCAAGTTGCCGCCGCTGTCGACGAGCACGACGCCGGATGCGGTTTGCGCCGTGGTCTGGGCTCCGGCGTAGTGAGTGAGGCACGCGAAAACCAGCGCGAGGAGCAATAGTATGCGTTTCATAGGATTGGGAATGGAGACTTGGAAGAGTTGTGTTGTTACCGGCCTAGCGCCGTCCGACCCGGATAGGCTTTCGCTTCGATTGATCGAGGCGCGAAAGAACCTGTTTGTAACGGATGTTGGCCGAAGTCAGATCGCCTTGCTCGACCAGCGGGGCGACGGCTTCGGCGGCTTGTTCTTTCGCGGCCTTGTGAGCTGGCTCGGGGTGCGAGAGTAAAAAATACTTTTCCGCATCGAGCGCGTGGTTATCTTTTTGCACGATGGCTTCCGAGGTGTTGCGGCTCAGAAGTTGCTGCGCCGTCAATTTCTGCCGCCGCATGCGCAGCATCTCCCAGAGCAAATTGGGGCAGTCCCAGTCGTGCAGGCCGGGCCGCGGGCTTTCGGAGAAGTTCCGGCAGACGATTCGAAATGTGGGTTGGCGGTGATCGAGGTCGCGCCAGTGCATCAGCACCCGCGCCGCGAAACTCAAGTCGCTGCGGTCGCCCGCGAAAGCGCTGAAGAGTTCAATCCCTTGCTCGATATAGAGATCGTTGATGGACTTAGCCCGCTCCGCCGCTTTGCCCGCCGTCGAAGGCTGGTTGCTCTGTTGCATAGTGAAGGGGAAGATCGAGGGATCGGCATAACAGACGGAGATCTTACGGATATCGGCCATCTGCCGGATGACGGGGGCGTGCTCGAAGATTTCGCGACCGGGCATGTAATACTCGCCACACGCAAAAATGTTGCCGTCGTAATCGATGTAGTTTCGTTCCAGTGAGGTGGGGTTCGTTTTGCCGTGGTCGAAGCCTGCTTCGACGCGCCACGATGGATGCGGGCGCCAAGCTGGATCTTCGATGACGATCTTTTTCCAGTAAGTGACGAGCGTGTCGGCGAGCACCAGTTCTCCGCCGCCCGCGTTATCGACGATTTCCTGCTCCCGGTCCCACGCCGCTTGCGAGGTGTATTTGGGCCGCTCTTGTTCCTTCCATTGCGGATTGAGGTCGGGATCTCGCTCCGGGATAGCCGAGTAGTGATGGCGCACCACGGGAATTCCGCCTTTCGTTCTCCGCACCGTGAGGCCGCGCATGATTTCGACCTGCGTTTGTGCGGGCAACTTCCTCGTTCGCTCCAGAGCGTCGGCGACTTTACTCTTCACAATTCACCACGATGTCGTGCCGCGCGTCGGCGAACCAGCCCGGCCCTGCGGAAGAGTTGAAAATAATTTTCTCCGGGCCGGCCGCAAGGTATTCGTTGTAGCATTCGCCCGCGTCCGGCTGAAACGAACTCTCGTCGTTCATCACCGCCCAGGGATGATAGGAGCGCATCTGGTCCGCGCCGCCCGGAATGCCGACGACGTAGCCGCCGGTTGCCCAGTGGCAGGAAAGATCGGATTGCGAGTGCAGCGGCTCCGATAGCGGGAAAGCATCCTGCAACCACTGCGGCTGTTGCGAGTACAAACATTTCACGTACTTGATCAGTTGCCTGGCCTTCTCTTCCTTCTGGCACTGCAAGACGACGCCGCGCATGGGGACGGTCATGGCGTTGTCTGTGAGATAGGCGACGATGGCCCAGGACTCCATCATGGTGCGCGATTTCTCGAACCAGACGACCGGCTCGCTCGAAGCCAGCAACTCGAAGATCGGCGGCAGGTCGGGGCGCTCCTTCGCCGACGGGAACGACTCGTAAGGACTCGACCGGCCTTGTTTGACCCATTGCTCGTTGTAGGTCTTGGTGTACTCAGTGACCCAGACGTAGGCGTCCTGGGTCGCTTCGCGGGCGCGCGCTGCCAGTTCCGGAGGGGGTTTATTGAAGTCTCGCTCTGTTGCCCCAAACATCGCTTTCGCGAGATAACGCTCGGGCTGCAACTGAGCGCGGAATAATCCCCGTTTGAAAGAACTCCGAACGTTCCTCGTCGCTCCAGACGAGACTGAACTCCCGAAGTTGCTCCGTACTCCATCCTGCAAAGGGCTCGTCATCATTTTTGGCGCTGAGGCCGAAAATATCTTTAAGCTGTGCTGCTGCTGCTACACGGGCCGACGCAGATGCGTAGGCATTGATTCCTGTGCCGCGAAAAATGTCGGCGAGGCCCATGATGATTTCGTTGCTCCCAATGTCCACCACTCGCGCCAGTCGCTTGCCGCTCTCCTCGTGCAGCGCGGCCAGTTTGCGATCGATGGCTTCCCGGATGTGCGGCTTGGCCATCAACTCGGAGCCGAGCACTGCCGGATTCTTTGAGCGGGGATAGGCGATCTTGGCGGCTTCGGTCTGGTTCCCGCGAAAGGCTTCGACGAACGTCAATTCCTTCTCGGTCCAGGTCGGCTGTTTGCGCGGTCCTTTGGGTCCAGTCTTTTTTCGCGGGCCGGATTTCTTCGGCGCCGACTTCTTCTTGGCCGACTTCTTCTTAGCTGGCTTCTTCGGCATCGTCTGGAACGGGGAGGAAAGTGTGCCCGCCTAACTTGATGGGCTCACCCTTGAGCTTCACGCCGGCGGCTTCGAGAATCTGTTTGATGTTCTGCGTGCGGCTCGCATTGCGCTGGTTGAATTTCTCCATCGCCTCATCGTGCGCGTCTTTGTTCTCGGCCATCGCCTGCTGTGCGGTGTCGTCGTCTCCGGAGGCTTCGGCTTCACGGCCTTGTTCGTAGGTCTTGTGCGTGTCGTCGTCCACGTCCGCGATTTCTTTGGGAACAACCTGCACTTCGGCGCTGGTGTCGGGAGAGACTTGAGTTTGCAGGGCGTGGGAGCGGAAGCCGTAGTCAGGATCGCCGTTTTGGAAATTGTCCTGCTCGTCGATCACTGGAGCCTGGTCTTTCAGGTTCTGTATCACCTGGTCTTTCGCTTCGGGGGAATCGACGCTGATGCGCCCGGCGAGCAGATCGGTTTGCGTGTTCGGCGGTTTGCCCTCGGTGCGCTCTTTTTGCCGCGCGCGGCTGGCTTCTTTTTTGGCGCGAAGCCCGGCGACTCGCGCCCCCTTTACTCCCGTGGTTCCGGCTTCGAGCATGCGGTGGAACTTGGGAGCGGCGGCTGTGGCTTTCGCTTGCGCGGTCCTGAGATCGGGTGCGGAGTGGGTGATGGTGCGTCCAGAATTGGCATCGGTGGAACCCACCGGGCCGATCGAACGGGCCAGGCCCACGCTTGGGTTTGCAGGCCGAGATACCGCACTACTCCGTTGGCCGCCTTCGCCGCCGCCGCGTCCTGCTTCGACCTTCGGTTGACCGGGAACCACTTGGTTCGGGGTGGTAGGTCGCGCAGCACCTCGAACATTACTGGCCCCATTGCCTCCGCGAACCGCCGCAGTTCCGCTGACGGCCTGAGCTGCTTGCGCTTTCGCTTCTTCTCTTGCGTCATGGTCTTCCACCGTGCCGTTGACGATCTTGGCCGCTAAATTCTGCGCTGTTTTCGGATCGTGGGCAAGCTCTACTTTCCCGTGCACGATCACCTTGCCGTTGTGCGACATGATCCACTTCGAGGCGGAGTCGTGGGCCTCGGAGATCAATCGCGCTCTCTGGGTCTCGGGGTGCGCGGCGATGGCCGAGGCGATGGCGCGAGCGTGAACAACGTCGAGCTGATTGCCGAATTGTTCTTCGGGAGTCACTTGGGGCGGAGTGGCGGGAAGGCCGTTGGCGACGCGGCTGGACATTTGTTCGGTGTGGTTGGCCAGGCTCATGGCGCGGACTGCATCGCGGAGATCGCTGTGGGGCAAGCCCTTCGGGGGCGGTCCTGCTGGGCGCGGCGGCGTGACCAGACTGGGTAGGAACGTGGCTACGGCGCGTCTGCCGTCGGCGTGGGCCTGCTGAAACGGATCGAGTTGGGCGATGGCGCTCATTTTCCGGTTAATCAGGACTTATACTGTGCGGCATGAAGTCGTTGGCTTTGTTGGTTTTTGGCGTGGTTTTCACACTCAGACTATTGAAGGATTTTGGAGTCTGGTAAAGCGCGGGATCGGCGGTGTGTACCACTCCGTGAGCCGGAAATATTTGCAGACCTACTTGGACGAGTACAGTTTCCGGTACAACAGGCGGGATCAGGGGAATCTGATTTTTACTTCGATTTTGGAGCGGGTTTTCGAGCGGGCGTCGTAATAGCCCGCTCAACCATTCGGTCAAAGTCTCCGAATGTGAAGGGTTTTGACTTCGCACGCGCGTCACTCTTCGTCTTCTTCGCGGGATTCCTAGAGTGATTCGCCACTGCAACCCTCTGGAAATGAGGGTATCGCAGTGGTGTGCGCTAGTCAATCTCGCGTTTTTCTGCGGAAGTTCGCCCCGTTCTTTTTCGGGCGTAAACATGGGGTGTTTTGCGTGCTCGGCTTCTACCTTGACGATAGCGCGGATCACAAACGGAAAACTGTTTTTTCGGTAGCGGGATTCGTTGGGCAAGGTGACGACTGGTTCGATGTCGAAAGATTTGGGAATGCCAGGTTGGAGCGAGAAGGGCTCGACTATTTTATACTTGATGTCCGGGGATACTTGCCTCTGGCGTGATTGTGGTATTAGAAAGCCAAAACGCCCGTGGTCGGAATCGTTCAGCGCGGGGTCGCCTTTGGCAAACGAATTGGAAGCGGCAGCACGTGTGACATTTTCATTCTCATCACGTGGCGCGGATTGACCGGCTCCAACAACAGGAACGTCCCGTCCCACAGGGGTTTGATCGACTCCCAGTTGCCCGGGCGCAGCAACTTCAACTCTTTCTCGCCCACTACTCTTTGGCGAAACAGTGGCTCCGGAATCGGTTCCTCGATCGGCACGCTGATTCGCACCGGCGGATTCCCGTTCACTGACTCGTAAATTCCGTCCGGTTGCAGTAGGTACACTCGGTACGGCTCGCGTTGCGTTTGCATTGGGCGATTTTACCTCTTCCACTTCGACTTCGTCGGCATAGTCGGGTCTGAATGAGTCTATCTGAACCAAAGCCGTTTCAACCATTACTTCCACCATCGGATCAGTCTTGGGCCTTTCTTCTATTTTCTGCTCGTACATCAAATCACTGTACCGGTAAACCCGAATTACTTCTTAACAACCTGAAGTGCGTCGATATCTTTTTGCCGCGTGTATCGGATAGCCTTTCCGTCATCTAGCCGCACTTTCAGTACAGGCACTTTTTCGTGCGGCGAACTGTATTCCACGGCCGCGCGTTGGCCGCCGGGGAGTAGAACGATTGCGCCTTTTGCGGGGAGAGTCGCTCCGGCGGCTGCTCTAAGATGTGGCCGTAAGTGGTCGGGGGTATTCGGGGCTTCGGCGGCGGCTTTCATTCCGGCCACTTTGTGGGCTTCCATCTCTGGCTTCTGGAATCCCCGGCTGATTCCCCTGCCGGCCGATGGAGACGCTTTGCCTTTGAGCTTCACCACCTGCTGATTCCCCTGCCGGTCGGTGATGGCGATTTCATTCACCTGGAACTTCTGTCCCTTGGTGATGTTCATTGCCAAGTAGCGATGCGCTCGCTCTGGCTTCACGTAGGCCACAGTTGCATGGGGCTTGTACTCGTCAAATGAGGGCTCGGTGAAGTCGCCGTGCTTTTCGAGTTCGGCGTTGATCTGGTGCAACTCGGGCGCTTCAATCGGTGCGTGAATCACGGCGGCGCCGTCGGAGTGTTCACTGGGCGGAAAGATTTCTGTGGACCCGAGCGACGCTTCAAATGGAGAGAGGGAAGCGAGATATTTCTTCACTCCCTCAACGTCTTCACCCTTGATGCCGTAGCGGACGGTGACATGGTTTCCGCCTACGTCGATGCCATCTCCCATGAGATCGTCTTTTGAGATGATGGAGCGGGCTATCCCTAAGCCTTTCGCGGCGGGAGAATCGTGGGGGATGTTGGCTTGAGTGGAGCCGAATTTGTAAGTAGTAGGTTCGGTAGATTGAAGTGCGTCGATATCTTTTTGCCGCGTGTATCGGATAGCCTTTCCGTCATCTAGCCGCACTTTCAGTACAGGCACTTTTTCGTGCGGCGAACTGTATTCCACGGTCGCGCGTTGGCCGCCGGGGAGTAGAACGATTGCGCCTTTTGCGGGGAGGGCTTTCATTCCGGCCACTTTGTGGGCTTCCATCTATGGCTTCTGGAATCCCCGGCCGGAAGAGGAGGAGTTTTCCGATGAAGGATTGCGAGCCGCGTCTTCGCCAGCTTTATTGATCTCGCCAACGGCTCCGGTTGCTTGGAGCGCCTTGTTGCCGGAAGACAACACCTTTGTCATCGCGTTCGCCAGTTGCGGGCGGGTTGCAATCTCCATCCACGCCCTCGGTCCGAAACTTGCTGCGGCCCCCAGCGCGAAAGTCGTGGGGCTACCAGAGAGCGCGCCGCGCGCCATGCTTAATACGCCAAAAATCTGCCGCATCGCCATGAATCGCCCAGACATTCCAGCGCTGCCCCCTACTCCCTTACTGAGGGCGTAACGATTCAAGGCGTCGTTAAATTTGTCCATCGCTGCCAGATTCGCATCGGGCAGAATCCTGGCGAGGGAAGGGCGGGATTTGGCGTACTCGCTTTGGAATTTCTCTACATCGAATACACCATCGCTCGACCCGAACGCGCCCCGCACCATCGCTCCGTCGCTGGCGTTGCGGAAGATGCGTTGTCCGAGAGCTTCCCGCAGGGCCTTTGCCTCGGGATGTTTATCGAGCACGTTAAGCAACTTGTCGGTGTATTCTGGACTTCCCGCCGCACGTTCGACGATCTTACTGGGCTCCAACTCGCTCGCCAATTGACCCGCTACGCGCTGCGGGCCTTGCTCAGTCGCGCGCGGCGACTGCATCCGGCCTCGAACTCCCGCAACCGCGCGTGCCTTTTGCTCGGCTGCTTGGACGCCAGAGTCGGAGCCAGCATCGTACCCGGCGAGCTTGGCCGCTTTTTCGGGAGTCTCCGCTTTGGCGATCTTCGTCAGTTGGTTGTCGAGAATAATGTTGTCGGGAGTGCGCTGCGCCAGCCGCTTGCCGTCGAGGTCCTTTAAGAATGTGACGTATTTGTCATCCCCGAGCAGCGTGCGCAAGGCCGTGGAACTCCGTGCATTTCGCAGAGCGGTATCGTAGTCGATAGCCTCGGGGCGTATGCCGGCTGGGAGATCGGAACTCGCAGTCTTGGTACTCTTGCGGAGGATGTAATCCATGGCTCCGCGTTGCGCGCGTGCCAAGGACTGCCCCGTCTTATCAGCCTCCAGCGCAGCTCGCAACGCGTCTACGTCCGCATCAGCCCCCGAGCGCATCACGGAGCCAATCACCTTGCCGGGATCATCCGCGTAAATTAGCTTGCGAATGGTTTTCGGGTCAACGAAAGTCGAGGTGCGTTCGCGGGTGAGCGCATTCGCCTTCTCAAATTTCGCAGCCAGTGCGGGATCGCCCGCGACCGAGGCTTTCATGCTGTCGGTCATGCTTCCATAGAGCTGTTGCAGCGTGCGCACGGCGTTGTTCCCCAACCCTGTTTGTTGGAAATGTTTTCGTGCAGATTGGAGGGCTTCGCCGACTGCGGTGCGTGCCGTCTTCGTGGTCTGATAAGGCACCGCAGAAGAGGGAGCGTCGGCAGATATCCCGTCCTTCGCAGCGGCATTCTCTACTTTCGCGAGTAGAGCCTTGTCGGCATCGCTGCCATTGGCAGCCCTGGCTTTCCATTCCTCATAAGGCCTGCCGGTGTAAGCCTCGGAAATCTCATCAAACGGGTGTCCCGTACTTTCGCCGCCTTTGGCGACTTTTTCCAGGGTGCGATAAACCGATGCGGGAAGGGATGACATCACTAAATCTCTCGCCGGACCTTCGAGCGCAACGACTTCCCGCGCGACGCTTTGCATAGGAGCGGTATCGACTGTGATGCCCTTCGTCTTGGCGCTCTCAGCGAGATCGTTGTGCGCCGCCGACTCCTCGATCTTGGCGTCGGCATTTGCGCCCCGCAGTGAGGAAATAATCCCACGGTCTGTTTCCGGCATGGGCAACTCTTCAAGCCCGGAGAGTTGTTTCGCAGTGGCGCCGCCTGCCTCGATATCCGAAGTGCGGCGCGCGTTCAGTTGCTCCACGGCCGATTGTTGGGATTCAGTTCCGGCTCGTTCCACAGCGGCCGCTCGCGTGTTGCCCGCTTCTCCTTGTGCGCGGTCTGCGAAGTCTGAAACCAGCGACTGCGCCTGACTTTGTCGGTCCAGGACATATCGGGCCGCATCCTGCAATGTCGCCCCAGTGGTTTCTGGGGACGGCGTTTTCGGCGCGGCGTTTTCGGCGGCGCGTTGCACGGCGGCGGTGCGATCTCGCATTACATCGCCCATCCGCCCTTCAGCAGTGCTTGTTTTGGCGAATAACTTTTCTGCCCCTTGTCGCAATCCAGGGCCTGCCGCTTCACCCATGGTGAGCGGAGCGCCGGGGATGGGTTCTACGACAGCAGGCACAGCCGCTTTTACAGAACTAAGCCCTTTTCCGCCTAGGGCTTTCGGTAATCCCCCAACTTGATCGGGCACTCCGCGCATAAGCAAGACCGAACTCAGCAAATCTCCAAGAGCTTCCCCGTACTTCCTCTGCTCCGAGAGTTTTACGGCCTTCCCGATGAATGGCTCTTCTTCGGCATCCGAAAGAATCTGCCCCGGTACGCCCTCTCCAGATGCTTTGGCCCGTGCTCCTGCTTCGCCAGCTCGATCAGATTGTTTTAGCGTTTCATTTACGCCGCCGAGGAAGCGATAACCTGCCAGCGCTAACCGGCCAGCGATTTCGCCAACACCGACGCCAACACCGAAACCATCGCGTTGACCTCGGTCACCTACATAAGGTGTCATTTTCAGGCTCTCAAGCAGTGCTCTTTCTTCATCGTTTTGCGGCCCTCGGTATAGATCGTGGACGCCTTTGATGGCTCCCGCCACATTCTCACCGGAACCTTTCAGGAAGCCGCCGATTTGATGGAATGCGCCTGTTGTTTCCGGTTCCTGATAAGGCTTTGGCGCTTCTTCTACTTCATCCGCCGAGTAACTCGGCGCTCCTTCGGCTTCACTGAGTGCGTAGCTGTTAGTCGGCAGGGAAGGGTTCGCCGTTTTAGGGACCAGTCCGGCGGAGAGATCAATAGCGGAACCTGCGGGCACTGGCACTGCTGGAGTACTTCTCCTCGCGGGAGCTTTAGGGACCAGCCCCGCAGACAGGTCAATCTTCGGCGCGGTCGTCGCAGGCGGCGCTGGGGCGGCCGCTACCGGGCGCGGCATCCAAGGCGTCGCTGGCGGCGTAGCTTGCGCAACCACTGCGGGATGAACCCCGAGATTCGAGAGCGCATCACGAGCCGCGAGGTTTTTTGCTTGTTCCGGGCTCCAGTTCGCCTGATCCATATATCCCGCTACATCGGCGCGGGAAAGCTCCGGACGAGTCACAGTTTTCGGCGGAGCCTTCGAGATCAGGTGACTCGTCCGGAGCTGGACTACAGGGGATGCAGAACGAGTTTTTGGCACAGTGGTTCCCGTGGCAGGACTGGCTGCCGCCCCTACTCCGACAACCTGAAGTCGGGTATTGATGTCGTCATTCACCGACTTAATCTCTTCATTTTTGTCGCCGAAGAGCTTGTTGAGGTAGGGGTGTGCCTTCCAGTCGTCTTCGATGGCGTTCAACCGGGACTTCCGCTCTGCCTCTAGGGATTTTGCATCCGTACCTGTCGCGAACTTAGCGTTGTCATTTTCAAGCTGTTGCTGTTTGAGTTGGAGTGCAAGTTCTCCGATCTGCTGTTTTAGGTCCAGGTTTCCCTTGCCCAGCGTGAACATCTCCGCATTCCGCTTCGCTTGCTCCTCCAGCTGTTTTTGTGCTTCGTAAAATTGGTTCTTCGTTGCCAGTTCGCGGATGTCTGCCAATCTATCCGCCGTCGTGGCCTTATCTTGTTCCGCCGATGCCGCCTTTTCCCGCGCTTCGCCTACCTGGCCTTGATACGCTTGCCGGAGGGCGTCTTCGTACTGCTTTTCGGCTTCGGTGTCGAGGGTTTTCTGGCCTGCGATGTTGCGGGCGTCGGTTGCCAGGTTTTGTTCCCGCATGGATTCGTCGCGGGAGTAGCGGGCGTTGGTAGCTCCGGGGCCGACGTAGACGGTGCTGGGGTTCTTTGAGAAGCCGCTGGCGAAGTTGGTGAGACTGCCGAGGATTTTCCCTCCGACGCCCATTTTGTATTCGGGCCTTGAAGGATCGATGGTCTTACCATGCATGGCCTGCTGCCTTAGGTCCTCGACTAGGGTTGCATTATTCGATCCGGTCGCCGGTCGGGTGACCGAGGATGGCGTGATCGGTGCCGGAGTTTGCGGCGCGGACAGCGTCGGCGCGGGCAACGTCGGGCGATCATACGAGTTAGGGACGACGGGCACGCGCTCCCCGGAAAACGGCAGATTGTCCGCTGACGGGATCAGTCCGTCTGGAAGTTCTGCTGGATCAAACGAAGCGGGCGGCTGCGCAGCGGGTCCAGGCGGCGCCATGCGGCGTCCCAGTGGCTGTGTTCCCACAGTAGGCGGGGGCGGAACGGGCGTGGGCGTGGCTACATCGGCACCAGCGGAATCGGGCGCGGCTCCATAGCCCGACCCGCCAAAGCCGATTCCACTCAACGCCTGCTGCAGCAGCGATTCTTGGTCGCCCTGCTGACTCTCGTCGTCTTCTTCGTCTGGCATGGTTATCTTTCAGCCTGCGATGTAGCCCAGCGCCGCGCTTCCACCAGCGCCCGATTAAACAGCCACCGGAACGGCGTCTTCAACAAGGGATGGCGGTTGAGCGCCTTTGCGATCCGCTTCCCGAACCTCGCGTAGAGAGAAAGCAGAATCGTTCCAAACGGCTGCTTGATAAATTCTTCATGCAGCCACGCGCGCACTAACTGCGTCTTCGGCCCGGTGTAGAAATCTTCCTCGAAGACCGCCGCTGCAATCCAGCACGGCCCTTGCCCTTTTTCATAACCCGCGCCCACATTTCCTGCCGCGCCAATTGCTGCCGTTAAGTCTCCCGGCAATGTATCGGCGAAGCTTGCGTAGCTGTCCATTTACCGATCTTGTTTGGATGAGAGCGGCTCTAAAACAGGCTTCCCTGTATGAGGATTGATTGCCGCGACTTTTCGCAGCACGCCTTCCGCGTTTATCATCGCACCCACTTTCGGCGGAGCCTTCGAGATCAGGTGACTCGTCCGGAGCTGGACTACAGGGGATGCAGAACGAGTTTTTGGCACAGTGGTTCCCGTGGCAGGACTGGCTGCCGCCCCTACTCCGACAACCTGAAGTCGGGTATTGATGTCGTCATTCACCGACTTAATCTCTTCATTTTTGTCGCCGAAGAGCTTGTTGAGGTAGGGGTGTGCCTTCCAGTCGTCTTCGATGGCGTTCAACCGGGACTTCCGCTCTGCCTCTAGGGATTTTGCATCCGTACCTGTCGCGAACTTAGCGTTGTCATTTTCAAGCTGTTGCTGTTTGAGTTGGAGTGCAAGTTCTCCGATCTGCTGTTTTAGGTCCAGGTTTCCCTTGCCCAGCGTGAACATCTCCGCATTCCGCTTCGCTTGCTCCTCCAGCTGTTTTTGTGCTTCGTAAAATTGGTTCTTCGTTGCCAGTTCGCGGATGTCTGCCAATCTATCCGCCGTCGTGGCCTTATCTTGTTCCGCCGATGCCGCCTTTTCCCGCGCTTCGCCTACCTGGCCTTGATACGCTTGCCGGAGGGCGTCTTCGTACTGCTTTTCGGCTTCGGTGTCGAGGGTTTTCTGGCCTGCGATGTTGCGGGCGTCGGTTGCCAGGTTTTGTTCCCGCATGGATTCGTCGCGGGAGTAGCGGGCGTTGGTAGCTCCGGGGCCGACGTAGACGGTGCTGGGGTTCTTTGAGAAGCCGCTGGCGAAGTTGGTGAGACTGCCGAGGATTTTCCCTCCGACGCCCATTTTGTATTCGGGCCTTGAAGGATCGATGGTCTTACCATGCATGGCCTGCTGCCTTAGGTCCTCGACTAGGGTTGCATTATTCGATCCGGTCGCCGGTCGGGTGACCGAGGATGGCGTGATCGGTGCCGGAGTTTGCGGCGCGGACAGCGTCGGCGCGGGCAACGTCGGGCGATCATACGAGTTAGGGACGACGGGCACGCGCTCCCCGGAAAACGGCAGATTGTCCGCTGACGGGATCAGTCCGTCTGGAAGTTCTGCTGGATCAAACGAAGCGGGCGGCTGCGCAGCGGGTCCAGGCGGCGCCATGCGGCGTCCCAGTGGCTGTGTTCCCACAGTAGGCGGGGGCGGAACGGGCGTGGGCGTGGCTACATCGGCACCAGCGGAATCGGGCGCGGCTCCATAGCCCGACCCGCCAAAGCCGATTCCACTCAACGCCTGCTGCAGCAGCGATTCTTGGTCGCCCTGCTGACTCTCGTCGTCTTCTTCGTCTGGCATGGTTATCTTTCAGCCTGCGATGTAGCCCAGCGCCGCGCTTCCACCAGCGCCCGATTAAACAGCCACCGGAACGGCGTCTTCAACAAGGGATGGCGGTTGAGCGCCTTTGCGATCCGCTTCCCGAACCTCGCGTAGAGAGAAAGCAGAATCGTTCCAAACGGCTGCTTGATAAATTCTTCATGCAGCCACGCGCGCACTAACTGCGTCTTCGGCCCGGTGTAGAAATCTTCCTCGAAGACCGCCGCTGCAATCCAGCACGGCCCTTGCCCTTTTTCATAACCCGCGCCCACATTTCCTGCCGCGCCAATTGCTGCCGTTAAATCTCCCGGCAATGTATCGGCGAAGCTTGGGTCGGCTGCCGATGCGGAACCGGCGACTCCCAGCGCCGAATTCGCCGCGCCCACGCTTGTGCCGTAGAGGCCGGCCTGCACTTCCGCGGGGAGCGCGGAAGCCTGCACGCCGTACTGATTGACGGAGTTCAGTTGTGACAGGCGGGAAGCATCGGCATTCGCCAGTTGGCTGGTGACCGCTTCGTCGCCTTCGCGCTGGGACTCGGCTGCCGTGTCGGCGTAGCCTGCGGTGTTCGCGCCGGTCTTCAGCGCATTCAGCGCCAGGTTCCCTTTGAGGTTGGTTTGTCCCGCTGCCGCTGTGGTGTTGGCCAGCGTGTTCTGGTCCTTCATAAACTCGCCGTTCGCCCCGTAGGTCGCGCGCCCGAATTTCATGTAGTTGTTGAGGTTGTTTGAATAGCTAGTGAGTGCGCTATTGGTGCCGGAGAGCGCCGTCGAGGCGTTGGCCTGGTCTTGCGACGAGTTGGCCATGCTTTGGTTGGCGATTTGACCGCTGGTTGAGCGGTCGCAGAGCGCGAGCGGCCCGGAATAGTCAAAGCCTTCCTCGCGCACGAAAACCAGACGATCATCTTCCCAGCGGAATTCTAAGAGTGTATGGATGCGCATGATGGTTACCTCAGATCGTTATCGCAGATCGGCGACGTAGAACGAATTGGGGCTGCGGTGGATGGCGAGCTTCTTCAGTTTCCGGGCGACTTGTTTTTCGACCGAAGGCGGGACGCACACATGAATGAAACGAATGCCGGCGGCTCGGGTGTCGCGCAAAATGTCCGGGGCCATCGTCTTCAGCAACTCCTGCATGGCTTCCCGGTCACAGCCACCCATGCGAAACTCGACCAGGCGTTCGAGCGCGGCAAACTGGACGATTTCTCCATCGCGTTCGGCTACCAGCCACGCGAGAATCGCCGGATGCGCGAAAGCCGGAAGATCCATCTCTTTGCCGAGCTTGGCTTCGATCGCACGATGGCATCGCTGAATGCCGGGATAGTCTTCGACGGTTGCGCCGCGCCACTTCATTTGCAGCCGCACCCTTTATCACGCAAGACTTTGAAGCGTGCGAAATGGCCGATGGCTGCCTGTTTCGCCGTGTGCCGAGTCTCGACCTTCGTCTGGTGCGCGGCAATCGCGGCATTCAATTGCTCGCCGGTTTGGGTCAGATCGTTCAAAGTCAAGACGGAATCGGTCTTACAGTCGTTGCAGCAGCGGATGGTCACCGAGAGCAACCCATCGGCGGGCTCCGTGATCTTCACGATGGCGGAAGAGTGTGAATTACTTGCGGGCATTGTGGGCGATCCAGCCGTTCGCCAGGGTGTAACACTGCTCTTCGTCGGAGCCGTCACCATCGATTTCGAGGTTGAAAACATCCTCGGTGAAGCGTGCGAGAGTCTTCGTGAAAATCTCACATGCTCGCGCCCATGCGCGCTGATACCAGAAGCGATGTGGAGGAGTGACGAATTCCGTATCCGACATTTCCTGCATCGGCCCGTCGTAGCTGTGCCGGAGGAGTCTTCTAACGCGCCGCCAGCCGCGCTGAGTCAACACTTCATCGTGGCCACCGATCACGTCCACGATAAACTTAATCCCATCTTTCGTGATGATGTTGGTGCCCCCACTGAAGCACGGCGGCCCATTGCCTCCGCCTCCGCCCGTCGTGCCTCCGCCTCCGTGCGCTGGAGTGGTGATTGTGCCCAGATACACTGTGGCGTCGGCTTGCGTGACCACTTCCTGCGAAGTTGTCGCCAGATAAGTCTGCGCTCCGCCCGAATACATGGTGTCCAGGCAATACACGTAATACACCGTCGAATCGAGCAGTCCTGTGATCGCGCCTGAGTTGTAACCGACGACGCCACTGGTCGCCGGGGAAATCGAGTCCGGGTACTGCACCTGAAACGCGGCGACGTCGATGGTGGCATCGTTGACTGCGGTTCCGGTTGTGGCGCTCAGGGGTTGGGTGAGGGGCGTGCTCGATGTGTTGACCTGCACCAAAGCCGCACTGCGCAGCAATCCCGACCAGACCCCCACCGGGCCGCACTGCTCCGCGCTTGAGTAAAACTGCCACGCATTCCAGTTCTGGCCGTCGAAGGAGCTTTGCAGCCGGAAAAAGCGTGTGACGTTCGGGTCCTGGTCGACCCACACCATCTGCGAGCTGGTGCCGTAGTCTTTCAAATCGGAGCTTTGGTCGAAGTTCAGGCTGGTTGCGGACTGGAGATGATAGAGCGTCTGGGTGCTGACGCCGCTGGCCCCGGCTTTAATCCGAGCCAGTAGGATCGCCACGCTGACGGGCTGGATCTGCGCCGGGCTGGTTACGAACACGATAAACTTCCCGTCGATGCCCACCACCGAAAAGGCGGCGGGCGAAGGCGGAGCGCTCAGGGAGGGGCTGTTCGGCGCGGCCAGTAGGGCCGCGCCGAGCGCCGCTTCGATGGCGGCAACTTCCTGGGACAGCGCATTCCAACCCTGAAACATCTGGCCGGGATTCCCCGTCTGGAACGCGGTCGCGTATTTCGCCAGAGATGTCATCGACCGGGCCTCGCACTCGAAAGCGGCGTGGCGTAGATGCACGCCCAGGAGAGATCGCCCCAGACTCCCGGTTTCTTATCGTTGGTGATGCGGATGCGGAATTTCTCGTTCTGCATCCGCGCCGCGCAAGCGTAGGGGACGCCAGGGATGATCGGCTTCGGCAACCGTTTCACCATGCCCACGTTGGCCTGCGAAGTTCCAGCCAGCGGCGGCGCGCCATCTTTCGGGTCTTGGCCACGCAAGGCCAGCACTTCGCAGGAGAGTTGCCCTCCGCCGCCGTTCATGTTGATCTGCACTCCGCCCAGTTGACTCGGCTTCAGCAGATTGTCTTGCGGGCTGTCATTGGGGCAAACGCTCTCGACAACCCAGTCGATGCCTTGCCCGTTGTCATCGAAGACGTAAGGAACGATGGCGGAGACTCCGCCGTCTGCGTTCGAGGAGGCATAGAGAATCTGTGACTGGGTGGTGCCGGGGTCCATCGCCGCCGGGGGACCCACCAGCGCGCGGTAGGCGCGGATTGCCAGGTTCGCGGCGATGTCATCGACCGACCACTTGTAACACTCTCCGGTCGCAATCTCTTTCCCGATATAGGGCGAGAAGTGGATCGGCGGCAAGAAGCTGGGCGACTCCTCGTAGTTCACCTTCAATACTTTGTTCGGCACTGTGGATTGGCCGAGGGGCACGCCGATGCGGATTTCCTGCGTCTCGTCATCGATCATCACCCAGATGCTTTGAGCGGCCGCCCAGTTGATCTGCCCCCAGATAATCGGAACTTCCTTCGAGATGCGAACCGGAAGCGTTCCGGTGAAAATATAGAGTCCGCTGCGATGCGCGTAGGCCATGAAGCCGGTGCAGACATCGACGGCTCGCGGTCCACACGGGCCGGATCCCGTCCACTGCCTCGGCGGTTCTGCCCAGGTGTTCGGCTCGGTTGCCGAGGGCGTGAGCACGTAGCCGGAACGTTCCTTCATTAAATAGACGATGCCCTGGTATTCGCGGACGGCGACGCGCCGCTCTCCGTTGTTCTCCGCGCACTGCACTAACCCGCTATCGCCATAGACGGTTTCTGGATCGCCTTGTTCGGAGACGTACCAGCCGCTCGGCAGCGTATCCGCGGCATAGAACATGCGGTCGAGCGTGGGCGAGTAGTAAATGTCGGAGACCGGCGGCACTTGAATATTTTGGAAGTTTCCCGAAACGTCGTTTAACGTGGCCTTCAGATAGGTGTCGTCGAAGTTAAAGAAGGCGCTGGTGGTCGTGTTGTCGTTGATCAGGGTCGAGGTTTCCTGAACTCCATTCACCACGTCCGCGATGGTCACGCCCGCGGGAATCAAGTCGTAGATGTCCGGATTGTTGAGATTGAAATCCATCGCCGGAATGTTGGGCTCGATCCAGAAGTACGGTCCCGCGTTCGAGATGCCGTAGCCTGCGGTCTGGCTCAACTGGCCGGCCGGGCTGAAGGCGCAGATTCTCGCTTGCGTGTTCGGTGGGCCGATGGGCAGATACGCCACGTAAAGCTGATAACCATTCGAAGGTGAGTTGTAAGTGATGACCGAGGCCTGGGTCATGCCGGTGATGTAGCCGTTCCGATTCAAGAACAAAACCACCATATAGCGCAGCCCGGAGCAAATATTTCCCGGCGGCACAACCAACGCGCCGTTCACCGTCGGCGGGGCGGCTCCAGTTCCCGTAGTGGTGACATAGGTCGCTGTGCCGAACTCGGCGGGCACTGGGTTCACCAGTGCGTAAGCCGAGAGCGCCGGAGCAGGGTCTCCCGTCGCCACGTCTGCTTCATAGACGTTGTAGCCAGTCGCGGCGTAAGGCGCGACCAGCGCCAGCGGCCACGCGGGCAGTGCGGGCGCGTCGACTTCGAACCGATCATCGTGTTGGGTGTCGATGTATACGTAGGCCAGCGCCTGTTGCGCGTCGGTCTCCCCTACGCCGTTGACCAGCGTGATGATGAGATACACGTCGCGCCCGGCCGCAAACGTCCCAATGCCTGGGTTGCGTAGAACTGTGGGAATCGCTGGCTCGGGCAGCGCCTGCTCCATGATGGCGGTTTGTTCTTTCCAGGTAACCTGCGTCGGCGCGGCGCCGTCGGTCACCGTGGCGCCTGCCACGGTAGGGAATGCTGGCTGATTGGCTCCGCTGGTTCCGGCAACGGTGCAGATGTAGGTGTGACCGTTCCCTCCGGTGGGCGTGGCCGGGGTGACCACTTCGCCGACGTAATACGCCGTGGCCGGCAGCCAGCCCACTCCCACGGGCTTCATGGAAAGGGGATCAAGATTTCCCGTCTGTAGATTAAGAACCGCTGGCGGGGCAAGCGAGTTCACCAGATTGCCGAAAGCGCAGTAGTCTTTCTGGTAGGCCGAGGCCACCTGCATGCTCGCCGCGGCGGGCAACGAAACCTGCGGACTGGATATCTTTACGACGTTCCCGCTGCCGACCGGACTTTCTTGATACAGATTCCCTAGTCCACTGAAGGCCACCGGAATCTGGATATCCGGGTTGCCGCTCAATTTCGAACTGACGAGTCCGGTGACGGGGCCGCTGTCCGGCAAAACGAAACCGAATTCGTTCTGGATGCCGTCGCGCGTGCGCACGCTGGTCAAATGGAAGCGCGAGTTGCGCGCGACCGCGAGCACGCCGAGGGGCAGGTTGGTGGGATCATCCTGCTCGACTAGCGAGGACCAGCGGGTGATTTCGTGGGGTAGGCCGGCGAGGTACATAAGACACAGGAAGGCAAAAAGGGGAGAACTCGCGGAGCCAGCCCCGGAGGGAAGCGGCTCCGCGAGCGAACCAGGAGGCTACTTGAAGTCCGCGCCCCAGAATTCAACGAAGGCGTTCGCGTCGCCGGTGATGGCCGCCGGATACGCGCCCGCTGCCAGTTCCGTGCCGGGAGCGCTCCAAACCTTCAGTATCCAGTGCAGCCCGTCGGCACCAGGGATAATCTGCATGGTGTAGCCTCCGTTCGGCTGTGTAGGGTCGCCCCACTGGGGGCCGGTGTAGCCCCAGAATTCGCCAGGAAGGAAAGCGCCGGTGGCGCTGTTGATGGCCAACACTTCGCCGCCATTGGACACCTGGACATAGTTGCCGCTCAGCGCGAGGCCATAACGGACGCGCTTCGATTTGAACATCGGGCTGACGTTCAGTACCGTGAGTTGGTTTGCCATAAGAGTAGAGACTCCTTGAAAGTTATTCGTGAAGTGAAAGCTAGTCGCAGGCGCGCCCGGAAGCCTCGATGATGATGTCGAGGTCCGTGGTCAATCCCGCAGGGTAGGCTCCGGCGGCCAGTTCCGTGGCGATCGCGCTGTAGACCACCAGCAGCCAATGCAGCAGATCGGCTCCGGGGACGATGGACATGGAGTATCCCGTGCCGCCGGGGTTGATCAGGTAGACGCGCGACGCGCCGCGATTGCCCCAGTAGGCCCGCGGGACTCCAGTGGCGTTGGGAAGCGCCTTCGTGAGATCGATCACTTCCCCCACGTCCTGCCCGCGGGTGTGCTGCACGTAGAGACCGCTGAGCGTGACCTGGTAGCGGATCAGCTTGCACTGCTCTTCGGGGCGCACCGCTTCGAAGTCGATGAAGTTCTGCTGGGTCGCAAGTCCGCTGATGTTCGACAGGCTGAGTTGGTTTGCCATAATGAAAAGTTCCTTAGCTTCCGGAAAAGGTTGGAATAGTTGGTCCGACGCCGCGATTGCCCCGGCGGTTCATTCTGCCCAGACGCCGCGACTTCCCCTGATTGGCTTTGGTCATGGCGATGGCTAGATCGTCATAGGCTTCGTCGGCGTCCGCTCCGTACTGGGTCACCCAGTCCGGGATTCTCCGCGCTTTGGCGGCTTCCGAGGCGATCTTCGAGGCGAAGCACCGATTGGCGGCGATGGAAATCTGAATCTGGCTTTCCTGCGAGGTGAGCGGATCGAAAAAGAATTCTCCGGTGATCTCCAGATCAAGCGCACAAGAATAATTCGCCAGTTTGATCGAGTAGCGCAGCCAGGCCCAGGAGTCGAGATAGGCCGCGCCGTCCTCAATCGTGTTCGGCACATCAAGAAAGGCTGCCTCCTGGAAATACGTCGGATCCTGCGCCGGCAGCTTCCAGCGAATCATGCGCGGCGCTACCATCGTGGCCAGCGGCTGCCCCGCGACCTGGTACTGGTCGAGATTCGGCAGGCCCGCGGGAACGGCGGGAAGCACGAGAATTTCTTCCGTGTTGTCCCAGCCGACCAACCGCAGCTTGGCAAAGAGCCAATCGTAGGTGTCCTGGGCGAAGCCGGTGACGTACTCCGGCGTGATGTACGTGCCGTCGGGGTCGTCGTGCTTCGCCTGGACGCGCTTAGTGATGTCGGAGAGCTGCAAAAGCTATCCCTCGCTCTTCTTGCTGGCTTTGGCGAGGGCTTTGCTGCGAGCCACCTTCGCTTTGTCGCGGCGATCTTCTTCCTTCTCCACTTCTGCCCACTGCTCCGCCGAAAGTTTCTCCATCTTGGCGTGATCGACCTTGATGAAGGAATCCATGTACGCCTTGAAGGGATCAATGACGTTGCCGCAGTGCTCGCAGTGGTAGGCCGCGGCTTTGACGATCTGGCCGCAGGCGGGGCAGTTGTTTTCGGAAAGTCCCTGCTTGATGCGCGAACTCACCACTCCGAACGGAGTGACGGGGATGATGCCTTCCGAGACCAGCACGTCGGCCATCAGGTGATGATTGTTGGTGACCTGGTGGCGGTACTTCTCGACGCGATACCAGCCTTCGGCTTCTTCCACGCGCTTAAAGAAAATATCGTTGCGGCGCTCGCGGTGCTGCTCGATCATCCTGTGCAGATCGGCGAGCACGGGAGTCTGAATGACGGACGGGATTTCCCGCTGTTCTTCGTCGTACATCACGCCGCGCTTTTCGGTGACGGTCGGGTTGCCCTGGGCGTCGTAGGTTTCAACTTCGTTTACTTTGTCGGGGTGATGGCCGCCTTCATAGATGATCACGCCGCAGCCCATGTTGTCTTTGTTCAGGAACTCGCGCACGAATTGCCCGGCCTGCATGATTGGGGTGATGGCCGAAAAACTCCACGAACCGGTGTCGTCACTCATTAACTCGCTAGTGTGGCGCCAAGAGCGGATGTGGTAGTAGGCGTAGGGCATTCCGGGGTGGCAGGCTGGAACCTGCAAGCCGCGCAGTAAAGGCATTCCGCTGCTGAAGGACAGTTCCCAGGGCAGCAGATTGACCACGGTCGCGTGCGCCGGGGGCGAGCTCATCATCTGACGGCGCAGATCGTCCAAGCGTTTGAGCGAGAGTGGATCGAGATAAGTGACGCCGCGCTTGGCCTTGCCTTCGACCAAAGCAGCGACTTCGGGAAACGCCGTGGCGAACGTGTTCGGTGTGGCGGCTGGACCTTGGTAGGGAACTACGGGTGTGTTGGACATGGCTGTGTTGTTCTCCTGGCCGCGCTGAGGCGGCGGTTGATGGTTGAGGTTGTGAGTTGGGGGTGTGGCGCTTAGGCCGGGGACTCAAGTGCTAGAATTCTTCTGTGATGGACCGTCGGAAATTCTTAAGTTCGTTGATCGGCGGTGTCGCGGCTGCTGCGGCGGCGAGAACGTTTCCGTTCCGGGTGTTCAGCTTCCCGAAAGACATTCAATATCCAGCGATGTTTGGCGGCGAGCCCGGCGATCTCAGCAAAACCGTAGGGCCACTCACTCTTACCGGCCTCTTGGCCGCCTTCATAGATGATCACGCCGCAGCCCATGTTGTCTTTGTTCAGGAACTCGCGCACGAATTGCCCGGCCTGCATGATTGGGGTGATGGCCGAAAAACTCCACGAACCGGTGTCGTCACTCATTAACTCGCTAGTGTGGCGCCAAGAGCGGATGTGGTAGTAGGCGTAGGGCATTCCGGGGTGGCAGGCTGGAACCTGCAAGCCGCGCAGTAAAGGCATTCCGCTGCTGAAGGACAGTTCCCAGGGCAGCAGATTGACCACGGTCGCGTGCGCCGGGGGCGAGCTCATCATCTGACGGCGCAGATCGTCCAAGCGTTTGAGCGAGAGTGGATCGAGATAAGTGACGCCGCGCTTGGCCTTGCCTTCGACCAAAGCAGCGACTTCGGGAAACGCCGTGGCGAACGTGTTCGGTGTGGCGGCTGGACCTTGGTAGGGAACTACGGGTGTGTTGGACATGGCTGTGTTGTTCTCCTGGCCGCGCTGAGGCGGCGGTTGATGGTTGAGGTTGTGAGTTGGGGGTGTGGCGCTTAGGCCGGGGACTCAAGTGCTAGAATTCTTCTGTGATGGACCGTCGGAAATTCTTAAGTTCGTTGATCGGCGGTGTCGCGGCTGCTGCGGCGGCGAGAACGTTTCCGTTCCGGGTGTTCAGCTTCCCGAAAGACATTCAATATCCAGCGATGTTTGGCGGCGAGCCCGGCGATCTCAGCAAAACCGTAGGGCCACTCACTCTTACCGGCCTCGGTTCCTGGGTCGGCAGCGAGGACTACCCGATTACATGCGGCACACACTACGGAATCCCCAGAGGCCGGGAGCTTCGTACAGTGCTGGAACCGCCCTCACTCGGAACCTGCTTCCCCAACCTGTTAACCCTAGAGGAGTTCGAACGCCGCTACCCTCACCTCATCTTGTTCACTTCGCCGTCCCGCAAACCAGCCTGAATCCGGGAAAGAGTTTCGGGTGCCCAGAACTGGGTCGCAAGTCCGCTAGGCGTGATACTGGCTCCTCACCCCAATCTTCTCCTGCAACCCGTTCATGATCCGCCGCGCTCCCAGCGACAATTTATTTCCGCAGAGCGTGACCGGAGAGTCCTGCACTTGCGCGTCGAGGCGTGCGACTAAATCTCTCTGTTTCTCCGCTGCAATGTTCGCTTCGGCGTCGATCATCTGCTGGAGACGAATCGCTGCAGACATTGGCCTGCGGTCGATGTCGCGAAAGTTCTGCTGAATGGCTTGCTTTACACCCGAGATCGAGGGCAGGTAAGGGCTGGGTCCGGCAACGATTTCATAATCACCCCAGCGCGGATGAGGGCCGAGCGCCGATTTGCCTTCCCAGTGATACATATTCCATTCGACAGGCGAACCCCACGTTGCTGCCGGTTGCCACTTCTCGACAATCCAGCCGGTGAGTCCGTACTTCGGCCGATCGACAAAGCCGCGAATCACGTGCTCCGGCGTTACCTTCATCGTCGCGCCGAGAAATTCCATGATCTCCGGCACGGGACGGCCTTTGGTGGCCATCTTCATCGCGGCGGAAATTCCCAAGCTGCCACGTTCGTCCGTCGAGAGATTCTCCGCCCAGATGGCCCACTCTCCGGCACAGCGGATGGTTCGGAAGTCGGCACGCACGACGCGGAATAAAGGTTCCCCAAACGGATTCACGCCGCCCGTGCGCAATAGATGCGACTTCAGCGAGCGGGGAACGAAGGGCATTCCCGCACGGAGGCCGGTGCGTTTGAATCTCATTGGAAGGTTTATCGGTTGGTGTGCGGAATGCGAATCGTGCGCTCGGCGTAACTCGGACGAAATTGCGAAAGAAAGTAGTCAACTAGTCCGCTGATGTACTCCCGGTCTTCGTCGGAGAATTCCGGGTGACAATGCGCACCACGCTGCACGAGCATGGGAAGCGGGATGGCGGAGATGCTGAACATCTGAAACTAGCCCACCTGTGCCGCTACTACTGGAGGCTTCGCGTTGGCTTCGATGATCGCCGCCTGTTCCGCCGTCGCGACGATGCCCAATACTTCCTCTTCGTGCAGAATCAGTTGCGGCTCGTCGTTGATCGCCCCGAGCGGCGCTTCCGTCCCGGCGTATTTGCCGAACAGGACGACACAGCCCACGGGGATTCGCAATGGAACCAGTTTGCCTTCTTCGGTGATGCGCCCCTGGCCGCAGTTGAGGACTACGCCAGCGTTGGGCTGGTCGCGGTCGGTCTCGCGCACGAAGATTCCGTACTTCGAAAACTCCGCTTCGGGGATTCTGCGGACGACCAAACGGTCTCCGATCGCAATGAGTGTGGTGCCTTCGCGCAGGGCGTTGGTGCCCGGCTCAAAGACTTCTCGGGTGATGGCGAGGGCTTCTTCTTTCGAGAGGCGGGTGCGTGCGAGAGCGTGCGGGAAGGGAACCGGCGCGCTCAATTCACCCGGAGCGGGAACTCTCTCCATCGCCAGCTCCACTGCGGTCTTGGTGCGTTCTGCGGTTTCTGTTTTCATGATGCTTCCTTTACGGGTGAGCTTTGAGGAATATCGGTCATCACCGCTCCCAGCGGGCTGAACCCCATTTCTAAAAGGACCGTGTCTCGTATCTTCATCCACACTTCAGGGTGTAAGACGACTTTGTCGTTCGGCGCGTCATTGCTGAGTTCCACAGGAATATTCGCGATGGTGTGTGTCACGACGGCCTCACGATCTTATGCGGACTAAATTGAGATTCTGCGGCGACGCGCTCCTGCTCTTTCTGCGCCGCTTCGACTTCCTGCGTGGTGCGGTACTGCACGCATTGCAGAAGAATGTTGGCGAGCATCACCTGTGCGTTCAGCGGCAACTCGGCAATGTCTTTGTCGAGCCGCTTGGCGATGCCCATGATGGTGACTGGGTCGGGAGAGTTCATTGGGACACCTCGGCGGGGTTCGCTCATTCGTCATCCGAGAGTCCGGTGTCGGTGTTGTATCCGAGGAATCCGGTGACAAGGTTTTGGAGAAGGGCGTCCGGGTCGAAGTCCATCTCTTTTCCGTTCATGGTCGCGCAGCGCACCGCGTACCTACCGGCGGCGCGAATGCGCTCGGCCATTTCTTCTTTCGTGTATCCCCGAGCCTCGGCCTGCCCCGTTCCACCCTCGGGCGGCATTTTATCTACGATGGCCATCATGAATACTTGATTCCCGCCCATGCGAAACACCATCGGCGGTACGTTGAACGTGCCGTAGGCTTCCGTGCGATCGCCTTGGTAAATCCAGTGATCCTTCCGCAGCGGCATCGACATGATGGCGAAGCCGGAATTGTCGGGCAGAATGCCAACCTCCGTAATCGTGCCGTCGCACGCTTTCGCGATTTTCTTGACTGCTTCGAGTCCGTCCATCGTGTTAGCTCCTTAGTGAAACGATGTGGGCCAGCCGCTGAGGGCCAGCCCCATCTCGAATCTTACAAGCTAGTTCCCCTGCGGGACCTTGGCTTGCGTGACACCTCCCTGGCTGATCGGGTTGTCGATCCAGGTCTGCTCCGCCACGACGTAGTACATCAACTCCATCGCGGTCGGCGTGCCGGTCGTCGGATCGGTCATCTGGAAGACCATCTGGCCGCCCCGGTTCTTGAACCAGAACATTCCCGGACCCCACTTGATGTGGTTCCAGGATTTCTTTCGCAGGAAGTCCCAGCGGGTGTAGTCGGCGTGGGGGTTGATCATGATGCGCCGGCCATTGATCGACTTGGTTTTGATGAACGGGTCGTACTTCGCGACCTGTCCGCCCGCCAGAGGCAGCATTTGATCGTTGAACGCGAGTTCATCGAGCGACTGCACCTGCGCCAGGTGGGTGTGCCAGAAGTAGTCGTCATTCAACGCCTGCATTCCCAGGCGCTGCATGATCTGGTTCTCTGCGATCACGAACACAGGCTTAGTGACCTGCGCGGTGTTTGAGAGGTTCACGCCGTTGGCAAACACGTAGGGCAAGCTACGGGCCAGGCCGTAGAGGTTGCCGAGCGTGTTGGTGTTCACGTATACCGGAATGCCGTTGATGCCCTGAGGGGCGCCAGCGGGCAAGCCGGCTGCGATCACCAAATCTCCGGCGACCGAGCCAGCAGGAACCTGGTCTACCTGGATCTGCTGGGTGATGCCCAGACCCTTGTAGACGTTGATGATGTTGCAGGTTCCCCGCAGGACGTAGCCGGGGCTCATCACCTGCACCGGTTGCTGCTCCTGCATCAGATGGGCCGCGCGGCCATCGATCACGGTGGTGGTTGCCGACCGCAGATTGATGAAGTTGGCTCCGGTGAAGGAGTCAATCGAGCCGAGCGAACCGTCGCCGGGGGTTTGCAGGAAGATGTCGCGGGTGCGGGTGCACTCGGTGACGATCTTTGCCAGCGTCTGCGTCACCGGATTGGTGACGGAAATGTCCTTGCCTTCTCCGGTGAGCTGCATCAACTGCGAGTACTGCACCGGCAAACACCACGAAACGGGCCCGAGCAAGAACTGGTTGTACTGGTTGGCGACGCCCGATGGCATGGTCCCGGTGTCGAGACCGATGAAAGTCGGGGCGCTGGCGTAGGCATAGAGCAGTTGGGCGCGGAAGCTGCGCATGGACGCGCGCACCGCTCCACCGTCTGAGCCACTGCCGATCTCCTTGGCGAAAATACCTTCCGACTCGATCGAATCCGCGATCGTAGGCGCAAAGGTTTCAAGCTGGAGGGGTAGATTCGATAAGGCTGTACCTGCGGGCATGATCCTCTCCTAAAGGGGTGCCGAGGAGGTCAGATACGCTGCGGCTGCGCGGTCACGCGCTTGAACTGTTCCCGCAAAAGCTCATGGAGGGGCATCTTGCGCCCGTCGTGAGTCTTGGCGTACTCCGTCTGAATGGCTTCCCGTTCCTGGCTGGGCGATTTGGTTTGCTGCCCGGAGGGGTTGACGGAAGTTCCATGCGGTTCGGTGCGGCTGGCTCGCGTCTGTGCGTCCACGGTGGCTTGCCGGGAGTTCTGGCGATCTAAAGCTCCGCCCTTGGCCATACGTAAGACTTCCCCGGCGACCGTGCCGAGGATTTCATTGGTGTAGGTCAAGATGTGCTTGGTCAGCGCCTGCTCTCTCTTCTCGCTCGGAGCTTGACGAAGAAGGCTGTCGTAGACCGACTGGAACAGGGGCGCACGGGAATCCGTGGCGTTAGTCCAAGTTCCATCTTCGTTCTTCACTCCCAGTTTCTGATCGATCAGGTCGCCGATGCGGCCCATGGCGGCGGTGGCCTCAAACTCGCTGAGTCCGGCTTTGTCGAATGCGGGTTTCAATTGAGCCTTGGCGTTGTCCGCTGCTTTGGACTCGGCCCGCTCGATTGACTGAAGGTGCGCGGTGCGTGTGGATTCCCGCTGCTGGCGGGCAGCCGCGGCGTCTCGTTCGTTGAGCGCCGTCTCTTTCGCCTTGAGAGAATCTGCAAGTGGCTTCAGTTGGTCGGGTAGTTCTCCTGACGCTGGAGAGGACAGCGAAGTTACCTCTCGGAGAATGTCCACGCCAGCTAACAGCCGTTCCCCGTCGTCACCTTGGGCTTTCGCGGTGTTGGCAAAGAAATCGAGAATGCTGCCGAACGTCTTGGCGAGCGGCGCGGGCAACTTTCCGCCCTGCGCCATCTGCTGCAAATACACGTCCTGCTTGTTGCCGTAAATGGTGTCGAAGATGGAATAGATCGCGGGATGGAGCTGGAACTTCCCGTTGGCGTCCCTCAGCGGCTTGTTATCGTCGCCGACCATCATCGCTTCCTTCACCCACGAGTTCAAGAAGGCTTTTGCGCCGTCCGGGTTCGGAGTGCCGTCTTCGTTCGCGGCAGAGAGGAAGTGATTGTCGATCGATTGAAATGTTGCGGCGGCTTTCGCGATCACGGGCGCGTTTTCCGGGTAGATGCCGTGCTCGGCAATCTTCAGTGCATCGCCGGAACGCCGCAGGGCGGCGCTGATCGCGTGCTTCTCTTCCGGATGCGCGTCGTAGTAGGCTTTCGCGGCGGCGTCCTTGGTGAGGGCGTCGTTGAATTCCTTGGGACCGAAGACGGGACGGCCGCCGAGATCGAGTTCCTGCACGTCGGCAGCAGCGGCATCGGCGGGTTTCGCGTCTCCCGGCTTTACATCACCGGGCTGTGCTTCCTCGACGGCTGAGGAGGGCACTTCCGCAGGAGCGTCGGCGGGTTGCTCTCCGGAAACTTTCGCGGCTTCGGCTTCCAGCTCTTCCGGAGTTTTGGCGACGACTTCTTTCCAGCCCTGCTCGATCTTCTCCCGAAGACTGGTCGGTTCTTTCGGTGCGGCAGGAGCTGGCGTGCCGAGGCCAGAATCCGGTGCGCCAGTCGCGGGCGCGGACGGTGCGGTAGGGGAGGACGACGGTGCAGGCGAAGCTGCAGGAGCGGGTGCGCTAGGGGCTGCGGGTGCCGGCGCTGAGGCCGGGGCTGCTACATCGACTGGCATGGGTGTCTCCTTGAGAGTGAGATCGTTACTGCGGGCTTACTTGCTGGCTGCGGGTGTGTCCGGCGCGGCGGGAGCTTGGTCGAGCAGGGTCGTCACATCCGGCTCCGATGCGGCGGCTTGCTGCGCAGGCAGTGACAGCGCGGCTTTCGCGGCGTCTTGCTGAGCAGGCGATTGATCGGGCAATGGGGCAGGTCCGGTCGCGCTCGATCCGTCGGTGTAGTTCTTGGTCTCGATTTTCAGCCCACTCGTCCCGCCTTGGGGCAGTTTCGTCTCGGGCGCAGCTTCTGCCTTGCCAGCCTGATGCTCTGCGACGACCTTTTCGAACTCCGGCCGCGGCTTCGCGATGATTCGCCCGTCATTGTCGAGTGTCGGCGGCGCGAAGGGATGATCGAACATCGGATGATCCTTCGGCGCGCGGTTGTGATCTTCGTCCGCATACTTGCAGCAGTTGATGTGGAAGGTGGGAAGGTCGGGGTTCAGCTCTTGCCGCGATTCGTGGCTCATGTGCGGCACGTCGTTCACGTCGACGGTGCGGCCTTCGTTGTCCTGATAGCCGACGGAGATAAAGCCTTCGTGCAGTTGGTTGAGCGCTTTCACTAGCGCGTTGTGGGGGACGCCTTCGGCGTCGATGTAGACGACTATGCCGTAAATGGTGTCGAAGATGGAATAGATCGCGGGATGGAGCTGGAACTTCCCGTTGGCGTCCCTCAAGAAGACGGGACGGCCGCCGAGATCGAGTTCCTGCACGTCGGCAGCAGCGGCATCGGCGGGTTTCGCGTCTCCCGGCTTTACATCACCGGGCTGTGCTTCCTCGACGGCTGAGGAGGGCACTTCCGCAGGAGCGTCGGCGGGTTGCTCTCCGGAAACTTTCGCGGCTTCGGCTTCCAGCTCTTCCGGAGTTTTGGCGACGACTTCTTTCCAGCCCTGCTCGATCTTCTCCCGAAGACTGGTCGGTTCTTTCGGTGCGGCAGGAGCTGGCGTGCCGAGGCCAGAATCCGGTGCGCCAGTCGCGGGCGCGGACGGTGCGGTAGGGGAGGACGACGGTGCAGGCGAAGCTGCAGGAGCGGGTGCGCTAGGGGCTGCGGGTGCCGGCGCTGAGGCCGGGGCTGCTACATCGACTGGCATGGGTGTCTCCTTGAGAGTGAGATCGTTACTGCGGGCTTACTTGCTGGCTGCGGGTGTGTCCGGCGCGGCGGGAGCTTGGTCGAGCAGGGTCGTCACATCCGGCTCCGATGCGGCGGCTTGCTGCGCAGGCAGTGACAGCGCGGCTTTCGCGGCGTCTTGCTGAGCAGGCGATTGATCGGGCAATGGGGCAGGTCCGGTCGCGCTCGATCCGTCGGTGTAGTTCTTGGTCTCGATTTTCAGCCCACTCGTCCCGCCTTGGGGCAGTTTCGTCTCGGGCGCAGCTTCTGCCTTGCCAGCCTGATGCTCTGCGACGACCTTTTCGAACTCCGGCCGCGGCTTCGCGATGATTCGCCCGTCATTGTCGAGTGTCGGCGGCGCGAAGGGATGATCGAACATCGGATGATCCTTCGGCGCGCGGTTGTGATCTTCGTCCGCATACTTGCAGCAGTTGATGTGGAAGGTGGGAAGGTCGGGGTTCAGCTCTTGCCGCGATTCGTGGCTCATGTGCGGCACGTCGTTCACGTCGACGGTGCGGCCTTCGTTGTCCTGATAGCCGACGGAGATAAAGCCTTCGTGCAGTTGGTTGAGCGCTTTCACTAGCGCGTTGTGGGGGACGCCTTTGGCGTCGATGTAGACGACTACGTCGTTGATGTTCATAAGGTTCTCCTTCTGATCTAAAATCTGTGCATGGAACACGAAGAGCTAGTTGAGATGGCCGCCGAGTGGTGGCTTCGTTCCGGGTACTGGACTCAAACTCGCGGCGATTTCACCGTGCGGCTTGCCAATGGCGGCCATTGCGACATCCGGGAACTGTTGGCTGACTTCGCGCATCAGTTACCCGCGCAAGAGAAGCTCGCGATGATGACGCTTCCGCAACGAGTCGAACTGGAGCAAATCGCCCGCCAACTGCTGGAGCACGATCCTTGGCGCAAACTGTACGAGGAGCACATGAATTCCTGCATCAACGTGAAGCCTGCGATGTTCGGCGGCTGACGGTTCACGCCGGAGCTCCCGCGGGCTGCGGTTGCGGCGCTCCCGGCGGCGGCGCTGCTCCTGAAAGTTGCCGCTCCGCTTCCAGTTCCTTCTGATACACCACGCAGAGCTTGTAGTAGGCGACGAGCGAGTCGAGCGCGGCCTGGTTGTCTTTCACTTTGTCCCAGTGCGTCTGCGTCCATGATTCGAGAATCTTCTGCGAGGCTGCGAGATCGTCGAGGTATTTGTTCGGCATCGCGGCCGGGATCATCACCGTCTCGCCCGGCTTCATGGGATCGGGCTGCTCGGTGGCGGGAGACTTCACCAGAATGTTGATGACCTGCAACATCTTCTCTCGCATCGATGCGCCGGGTGCGACCAGTCCGGGTACGCCGATGTAGCGGATGGCATTGTCCATGTTGTCCGGCTCTGTCATCAGCCACTGCACCATCTCGGTGTTCGTGGAAGAGAAAAGCTGCTGATACCACGCTTTAATATCGGCGTAGGTCATGGGGAAGCCCTGATCGGTTTCGGGCTCCGCATGCACCGAGCCTTTCATCTGGTCGAGGTGCACGTACTCGGCGTAAAAGTCTTTCGCTTCGTCCGCGACCGTAAGTTGCCAGTCTTCGGTCATGTTCTTGGCGGCGCATTTGACGGCGTTCTCGGCGGCTCTCGCGTGTTCTTTGCGGATGGTCAGCCAGTGCAGCCCGAGCTTCACCATGCCGGTATTCAGTTGCTGGGCTTGTCCGGAGGCGGTCTCGATGCCTTCCTGCGTGCCCGCGCCAAAGACTTGTGGCGGAGTTCCGACCAGCAGCTCCATGTCCGACTTGAGGCTGGCGGCATATTGGAAGATCATGGCGTCGATCTCGGCCCGCACCTGAAAAACCAGCTCCTGAATATTTGAGAGCGGCGCACCTTTGCGTAAGTGGATCTCGTTCAGGATTCCCGGCAGGATGGGTTTGTTGTTCATCGCCTGGGCGTCGAGATATTCCGCGTTGATCAGCAGAAGCCCGCAGGCCAGGCGGTCCATGTATTCGTCGATCTTCGAAATGCAGTCGTTCAAGCGCTCCTGCACCGGCACGGCGGGATTTCCGGCAGGCTCCGGCATCAAGCCGAATCCCGCGACTTCCGTGCCATTCCAGGTCCACTCATCGGTCAGCTTGCAGGCGCGAATCTGTAAAGGGAGTTCGTTCACCCACGCCAGCATGCAGCCGTCGGGGAAGGCTTCGCTCAGCTCGTCGCACTCTTGCTTGGTGATGGCTTCCGCCTCCGCGAACAACATGGGCTGAATCCAGGTGCGGTTGTAGGTAGGCTTCGATTGGTTCGAGCATGCGGCATAGGCGGAGCCTTGGGGCGCGGCGGTCAGCATTTCCCGCCATTGCCGCTCCAGCGTCGTGGCGCTCGATCCGACCGATCCTCCCGCTTGCAACTGCTCCCACTTCTCGCTAAAGGTGCGGCGCAACCAGCCCAGCGAAACTTCTTCCTCCACGTGCAAGAGGCAGGTATTTAAGAGATCGGGCGCGTCCGGGTCGACATCGACGTGCATGGGGCCGTAGACGGTTTGCAGCACCATGCCGTTCGGCACATCCTCGCGCTGTTCGGCCACGGGGACGGTTTCGGTGTGGGGCTCGAAGAAGTTCTGCGGGCCGAATGGGGTGCCGCAGTTGGGGCAGGCAAACGTGGTTTGACCGGCGAGCGCATCTTCCGGCGTGGAGACACCGCAGTTGAAGCAGGTGTAACGGGCGGGCAGGATGTCGGTCTTCAGTAGTTGCAGGACGGTTTGCTTATGTGTGCCAGTCCGGTTCTTGTCAACCACGTAGCGGGTGAATTTGAAATAGCAGCCGGAGGTGAACATCTCCATCAACTCCGTCATCAGCATGATGTCGGGATCGTTGGCCCGTTCGATGATGGTTTCGACGCGGGAAGCGACGTTGGCGGTGGCGCGGTCTGCTTCGATGTCGGGATTCGCCGGCAGCCAGCGGGATTTCGGAATCTGCGCACTCAGGGCGGCAATGAAGGCCTTCTCTAACATCTGGTAGAAATTGTGCGGACGCTTGTCCATGGTGCGATCCGCGTTGCGATCGTCGGACGCGCCCATGTAGTTCCAGTACTCTTCGAAGGCGTCGAAGGTCTGATAGGTTCCCGGCAACACGCCGATGTTGTGATTCCCCTTCAACATCTCTTTGTTCTTCACGATGGTCAGGATTTTGGGGCGGCGCTTCCACTCCCACTGCGAACGCTTCTCGGTCACCACGTCGATCAGCCGCTTTCCCCAGCGGTCGAGCAGCGCCTGCATTTCCTCGTCTGGCTCGGCTGCGGACTGAGGGTTCGGTTCTTGGGAGGGCGGAGTCTTCGGCGGCGTGACCACGGCAGAGATGGACGTCTGCTGGCCGGGAACCGGCTGGGGCTGGCCTTGGGGAACTTGCCCTAATTGTGGAGGTGCGGTGGCCATGGGTTACGACACTTACTGCTTCGCTGCGTTGAACAGGACTTGCGCCGGGTGGGTGCCGTGCGCCCGCTGGCGTCTCTCAACTTCGGCCCTGGCCATTTCGTCCGCCATTACTCTGCCCATCAGGCTGGGCTTGGTGCGCATGATGCTGCGCAGGCGCGCCTTGGTGCGTTCGCGCTCGATTTCGAACTCATCGCGTGAAACCATCGGCTGAGGAGGCTCTGCGGCAACTGGTTCCGCGGCCGGCGGATGCAGTTGCGCTTTCAGTTCCGCGATCCGCTCGCGCAGCAGCGCCACGATCTCTTCGTGCGCGGCGCGGGATATAAATGGAAGCTGCATCTAGTTCGGGTTGCCGATCAGAACCGCATCCCAGGTCAAAGAGTTTGCAACGCCGCAGGTGATGGTCACCGTCGTTCCCGACAGGCTGGCATTACAGGTGTTTGCAGTGGCTGGGGGTGTGGAAACTTGGTCCAGCGAGACGAACGATAGATAGTTGGTGAACGTCGTCACAATCGAAAACGTACAACTAGTGCTGGTGGACATCGCACACTTGCCCGCCCACTGACTCCCTGCGGATTGATTGATGTGCCCGGTGAAGGCGGTACCGCTCGCGGCGGTAAGGTTCACCGGGGAGGCGATAGAGAACTGGGTACAGGCGGCAGCGTTGCAAGCGATAGAGATTGATCCCGATGTCGTCCCAGCCAAAGTCAGTTTGCCGTTTCCGCTTCCCCCAACCGCGCCTACCGTTAACGTACCCGTGCCGCTATCCACTAAATCGCCCGAGGCTCCAACCGTGGTGCTGCCGCCCGCCGCGGCGTAAGTGGTGACAGCGCCGGCCGTTCCGCTATTGGCCGAAACCGTTCCCGATCCGGCGCAGGTGATCGCAAATGTGCTAGCGCTCTGGGTCGCGGTGCAGCCGGATACCAGGTTGAGGGTGGCGTTGCCGTATACCGAGCCGACGGTGGTTCCGTTATTCTGGACGGTCACCCCGCCTCTAGAGCCGCCACTCGATTGCGCGAGCGCAGCTCCGCAAAGTAAAAGGGCAACGACGATTATCCGAAGCCTAGTCATATTCGATGAACCGCAGCGTGGTCGCGGTCGCCGTGTTCGAGCGCGCCTCGACCAGGTTGTCGGCGGCGCGGTAGTTGGGCGCGCTGGTGCCGTTGGCGGCGTTCTGCGCGTTCATCCCGAGCAGTGGGCCACGGTCACCGATCTTGTGGAAGTTGGGAATCTCGATGGGCTCCGTGCCGAACGAGACCGTGTTGACCAAGACGAAGCCGTCCACGAACGTCAGGAAGGTGATGCCTTGCGGCGCCGCCGCTTCGTCTTCCATGAACTCGATGCCGCGCGTTGGGCCGGTGGCGGCGATGGTCACACGCGCGCCGCTGTTTGCGTTCAAAGCGATCAATCGTTCACGTTGCGCCATTTACGCCGTCCTTCCTGCGAAAGCGGGATGAGAAGAGAGAAACGTCTCCACATCCTCGGCATAGAAGCAGTGCACCTCGCAGCCGCGCCAGGCGACGACGGGGTGATCCGCCGGGTAGTGGCGATGTGGGCTCGATACCACGCGCTGCAAGGTTTGTTCCAGCGCGATGTGGGCGGTCGGGCCTATCTTCGCGAGTACGTCTTCGGGGTCGAAGACATTCCCCACTTCGGCGATCGGTTTCAGGCCGAGCCGGGTGCAGCGCGGGAATGCTGAATCGAAGTGAGCCATGGCTTAGACTCCCTCTGCGATGCGCTGCCCGATAGACTTGCGCTTCGGTGGCTTCATGTCGGGGTTCTTGTTGGCGGTGGCGTGAAACACCTGTTCGCCTTCCTTCTCGCCGTAGCGATCCTGCATGTCCGACATCACCTTCTGGCCTTTACCTTTGAAATACTTTCCGATTGGACTCATTGCGTGGCTCCCATCAGTTCGGTCACCGAAACTCCGGTGTTGGGAATGATTTCGTCAGCTCGATCGTCGTGAATGCGGGTGAAGCGCTTGCTCTTCTCGTGGGTGATGGGAAGGATCTCGCCGATATTCTTCTTCGACCAGGCTGCAATCGAGAGATACGACATCGTGGCGTTCATCCCTTCCTCGAAGCTGTCGTCTCCGGGATTGACGCGCGCGGTGAAGATGAAGACTTCCTCGCCCGCCTTGCGCCAAGCCTTGATCTTCCTCACCATCTCCGCGACCGGCGAACCCAGATGGCCCGCCCCGCGCCAGTGGTCGTACACGGCCACCGTCCCGTCGAAATCAACGGCATGCACGTCTTTGTGTTGTTGCTCTGCCATGGGTCAACAGGAAAGATTCGGCGAGGCCAGGAACATGGTTGTGCTCGTGGCCTCGCGAATCGCAGGGTCGATCGCGCTGCGATCGCGGAGCGGGCGAGGGCGGTTGCCGTGAGGGTCTTTCATCTCCTGCAACCGCCGCAAGCCACACTCCGGCTGCGTGTGGCCGACAGCGCCACAAATATCGCAGCACGCAAATCGTCCCATGCGCACAAGCGAGTCCTTGTTAGTTGTTCAGGACTTCGATCTTGAGATCGAGCATCTGCGGAGGCGTGGTCGTGGAAGCGCCCGAGGTCTGGAGGTAGACAAAATGCACCGCATCCTGATCGAGGACATCGGCGGTGATCGCCGCCGTCCCTTGCTCCGCGATGGCACTGACGACAGCGCCGCCGCTGCCTGCAATCGAGGCCACGCCGAATCCGCCCGGCATGATGCTGCCGGAGGTCGTCAGGGCGTTTACCGTCCAATCGCATTCCTCGTGGTATTTGACGTTAGCCGTGCCGGTCGACGTCGGGTTGAGCAGCGTGCAGACCACCTTAGGAGCACCGGTGGAGAAGTCGGTGATGTCTCCAATTTCAACATCCACGCCGGTCACCGTGCCCGCAGTGGTTAAGGTGTTCGACACGTCAAAGGTGAAACGCACCGTTCCACCGATTCCCACCGTGGTCAGGAAGCCGGTGGGAAGCTGGACGGTGCCAACTTCACACTTCTGTCCAGCGGTCAGTGCCGGACAGGCCACAAACGGGCCGTAGTTCAACTGGAAGCCATAACCGGGCCGCTGGCTGGGCCGATAGGCAAAGGTGGTGTGGCTTTGCGGGTTCGGATTGTAGGCTGCCGCGATGCCGCCGGACTGCGGGATCAGGGAGGTCGTGGTGACCGGAGTCGTGACCGTCGCATTCGAGCCGATCGCGCACACCGGGTAAGCGGTGAAGGTGGTCGACAGCGTACAAATCGACGACGTCACCGGAATCACATAGGTCGCGCTGTTGTAGGTCAACCCGCCAAACGGCAACCAGCCGTAAGCGCCCGTGGAAGCGGCCGGCGAGTTGAACTGCAGTACGTTGGTGGCGGAAGCGCTGGGAGTCAAGGTAGCCGTGGTCGAGGCTACACTCCAGCCGCCAAGCGCGTCGACGTAGATGTCGCCGGCATACTCCGCGCTGTTCGGCCAGGTCCCGCCCGTGGTCGCGGACTGGCAAACGAGGCCCGCGGTGGTGGCGCACGTCAGATTGGCGCTGGTGGTCGGAACCGCCAGAGCCGTCAGCGTCGACGGTTCCAGGTTGTACCAGGCTGGGCCGTTGCCGGAAATGTCGTTGATGAGCTGGTTGGCCTGCAACGTGCCGCCCACGGTCGCAGCGGTCGTAATCGTGGATGCGGTGCAGCCATCGTCGTAAAACTTCTGATCGACGATCACCGTCCCGGCTTTTCCGTTCAGGTCATTCAACGCTTCACGCAGTCCGCAGGTTCCGGAGCGCAGCCGGAAACTGTAGTGCGTGTTCGCGGTCGAAAGCGCCAGGGTGCAGGTCGAGCCGCTGTAGGTGACCGAGGTCAACGCGATGGTTTCGGTGTTGGCGCTGACGTCGTCATTGACTTGCACGGTCGCGTTGGTGTTGAACGGAGTGAAACCGTACACCCCTTTGTAAAGAGAATTTTGGCAGGCGGAGATGGGAAAGGTGAAAGTGCCGCCCAGCCCGGAGTTCAGGGTGGAAGGAATGTAATAGTTGTACTGCGATGCGACCCGCTGGTTGTCGATGGCCCACGCCGTGAGCCCGTACTGTCCAGCCTGTCCGGGATTTGCGCCCTGGCCGCCGAGTTGCGAGAATGCCGCTGTCGTCAAGATAACGGCAGCCAGCAGTGAGAATGCGATCCGACGTGGATTCATTGGGTGTTTGCTCCTGAGTTGAAGGTGAAAGGGTTCGGTCAAAACTTGTTTGCGTTGAGAGCGATCAAACGTTCGCGTTGCGCCATTTACACCGTTTCATGGACCACAGGAGCGCCTCATCAAGTTTGGTGCCGATGACGCTGATGACGCTGTTCTCGCGGCAGGGAAAAGCCTTGTTGAATTCTTCAATTTTGACCTTCGCCATTAAGATAACGGCAGCCAGCAGCGAGAATGCGATCCGACGTGGATTCATTGGGTGTTTGCTCCTGAGTTTATGGGCCGCAACGACGAACCACAAAATAGGTGTCGCTGGTCACGGGGGTGCCGCCAAACGTAAATACGGGCGCTGTACTAGAAAGCGTTGTTTGATTGATAAGCGTAGCAGTTCCGTTGCCGCCTACCATTCGCATCTCACATACAGTTGTCGCACCCGGCAAAGGATTCGTCAGCGTGTCGGTAATTGTGGGATTGGCTGCCTGCCCTGAACCGCCTGAGGTTATCGTCCACTGGCAAGTTTGGCCAACACCTGCTACAGCAGAGGCTGCTGCCGTACTACCCCATCCGGCACTCAGGGCAAGTTCCCCATTTGTACAGGGGTTGCCGTAAGCCATAAAGCCGTTCGCTCTTAAAGTCGTGGCGACAGAATCTGTCCCATGGGAACTGAAAGCATTTCCATCAAGCGTGATGCCGGACAGGTTTGGCACTGAGCTGCCATTGAATAAATCGGTATTCGCCGTCACCGCATTAAAGGTGGTCCCGGTGAAGGAGTTGCGGTTTGGGCTGGAGGTCAGTTTCCCAAAATAAAGCGTGGATCCTGAAAAATAGAATGTCGATCCGAAATCGATTACCTGGCCACCGCTGGTTGTCGTGTCGAAAACAGGCCCAGAGCTCTGGAGAAAATAGCTCCCGAAACTGGTGAATCCAGTCTGTATCGGGGCGATCGTGCCGTTCCCGTTGAAGTCGAAACTATCATTGTCGAGGAGCCAACAGTAAAACGGGCAATACCCAGAGTTGCTTACATAGATGGCATAGGCGGTGTTGTTGTTGATGCTGGAGTCTGAAATTACAATCTGTTCTCCAGAGTTCGTTGCAGCCGGAGCCTCTACGATGGCCGCTGTGTTTAACATCATCGCAGACTCGTGAATTGTGATCGACCAAGTATTATTCCCGAGTTCCAGGCCAGTGGCGAAACCAGCAACCCTGACCCGATTAAAATTCTGGTGATTGCCCTTGTAAGTCGAAGGACATTCCGTATTCGCTGGATCGCCGCCAAGCCAGATACCGCCGAATGTCGAGGTCCCGGCTACTAGCGTCAAGTCCTCAATGCTGCCCTCAGGAAAACTGCCGGACCAATTATCGCAAGCGACAACCTGAAATGCGGAAGAGGAACCATTCCAGATAAGCTGTGCTCCGTACCCAGCGGGGCCATGGAGTTTCACGCATCGCGGTTTCACGATTTGAGTAGTTTGACTGTATGACCCAGCAGGAACGTATATCTCTCCACAGGTGGATCCAACACCGCTAGGCAGAGTTGCGATTGCCGCATTCGTCCACGCTCCAATGTCGGAGCCAGAACACCACGATGGGGGCAGAACGCTGGAGCAGGATGCTGGATTCAGTACGCCGTTGGCCCCTGCAAAGATGGCACTACCGGAAAAGACGGGGTTGCCCGTTACGCCGGGAAAGCTCGCGTTCCCGGTGGTTGTCAACGCGTTCAGCGTTGTCTTACCTCCCACGTTGAGCGTCCCCACAAGACTTAAGCCGCTCGCAATCGACTGCATCAGCGCGTTCGGGGGATTAGTGAAAACCGGCGTGGGGTAGAAGACGCCCGAGGTCGAGCAGTTTCCCGTGGGTGCGCCGTTGGAGACGTTGATGGTCGCTCCCCCGCCGCCGTACATGCACCAGCTCTGGGGAAAGCCCGCGATCTGGCTGCCGTTCTTGTTGACCAGGTTGACTGTGTAATACGTGCCGGTGGGGATTAGCTGATCGCTGAGGTAGACCGAGCAGAAGCTGGTGTTGAGGGCTTGCGGGGTGGCGCCGGTGACGAGGGCCGTACTTTGCGAGTATTGCGTCCAGCCGGTAATGGCGGACTGGATGGTCTCCGCGCTCGCGGTGGTGCTGATGGCGACGCCGTACCCGGTGGCGGAGTTGGGCTGCACCCCAGGCGCGCGCACGATCACCGAGCCTTGGCTTGAAAGATTGATCGAAGCTTCCGGCGAAACCGCGCTCACTCCGCCCGCGCCGACGTAGTAGAGGACGACGTAGTAGGTTCCAGCCGGCAGGGTTCCGGAGCTGCTGGCCGAGAGAACCGGCAGCGCGACTGGATCCGGAATGCCGACGATGTTGCCCTGGGCGCTGGTGTAGCAGGCGCTGGTCTCGGTGGCGATGGTGGCGCTGCCGGCGACTACCGCGGGCTGGCTCAGCGAGAAGGTGAGTGCGCCGTAATTGATGGCGCCGCCGGTTGCGGTCTGCACCTGGCCCACGACAACTGAGGTGGGACCGCCCGAGCCGCTGGGACCGGGCACGACCTGGGCCGCGATTCGGGGCGACAGAAGCCCGAAAGCGGCCAAAATCGCTATGCAGAAGTTATGTGGAAATTTGTTCAGCACTTTCTTCCGGGACGGGCTGCCTCATCTCGAGACTTTTGTAGTTGAAACAGTTCCACGAGATGAGCTAGATCGAACGGCTGCCGAGTGGTACTGCGAGAACTGCAATTCTCCGCAGAGCACCGCTCTCTATCGAGGGGCGGTCTATGCCAAATGGCTACTGGTGAACAAGGGAAAATGTTCAGAGCGCCGCAGTACTGGCAATGTGTTTCCAAATTAATGAACCCGTTCGCATCTACAATCACCTTCGCACAGTGGCCGCACCTGTATTGCATGTGGGTTACTCCTTCCCTGATACCAGGGCAAGGCCGTAAGCTTCGCTCATAGCAGAAAGCTACGCGGTCTGTAATAGCTACTTCTGGCTTCAAAAGAGCACCCATTCTACGATCAAGGGTATCGCCCAGATGCCTATAAAATCGAGAGGCTTCTTCAGAGCATTGACGCGCTAAGTCGGCAATTAAAGGCTTATCAGTCACTTACACGCGCTCCTGCATTGTGCGCTGGCCGATTGCGATCTGGGCCACGGCTCGCCGTTTGCCTTGTTCCTCTCGAATACCCTAATAGAGGTTTCAAGCTTCTCGATCTCCTCCCGCGCCACCTGAATTGCTCCGTCCCATCCTTTTTTAGCGTTGCTTAATCTATGTCTTGACATTTGCTTTCCCAAGCTCACCGACGACCAGAAGGAAGCTGTGCTCGACGATCTAAAAGAGCACCTTAAGAGCCATCCCGATGTGTTTACTGGCTTATCAGTCACTTACAGGCGCTCCTGCTGTTTCCAATCCCTCGTAAGTTGTTGATGTTTCCTTACGACCGAAAGGAAATAGCCGGATGGCGGCGGGTTTCCATTGGTATGGGAAGGGAACGGCATCTTAGGCCGTTTTGCGCTCCCGTAGACTCCGCGCGCCGACTTTCAGGCGCCAGCGAGTCGTTCGGCTTGGGCCGAGTTCCGGGTTGATTTTACGTCCGGATATTCGACCTTCCGACCGGGCAAACGCTAACCCCGCCTTCGTACGCTCGGAGATGTTATTCCGCTCCATCTCCGCGAAGACGGCCAGTAGCCCAAACATGGCTTTACCCATGATGGTGGTCAGATCAAAATTCTCGCTGTAGCTGATGAATGAAATTCCCAGCGACTGGAGCTCCTCGACCAGGTTTAGGAGATCCCGCTGGGACCGCCCGAATCGATCGAGCTTCCAAACGATCACGGCCTTGAAGTCGCGTAAGCCCTTTGTGGCATCCGCCATGAGCTTCTGTAGCTCTGGCCGCTTCGTATTCTTTCCGCTCAGCCGATCGACGTACTCCCCTTCAATCGTGTGATCCTGTCGCCGGCACCACTCTCGCAACTCACGCAACTGCACTTCCGGGTTCTGGCCTTCGTAAGCATGCTCAAGAGTTTTATGCTGCTCTGGCAGTTTCCCGCAGCGAAGACAATTTTTGGAGACGCGGGCGTAGAGGGCGACGTTCACAGAGAAGATTTAGAACCGTTCGGGAACCTTCGCCACTTCGCGCTGCCACACGCTGAAGAACGCCGGCACGATTCCGAGTGCGCCACACCAGGCGACGTAGGCCTTGTAGCGGTCGATCAGGAGCTTCATCGCAGCAGTGTGTAGACGAAAGCGGCAATCGCGGGCGCCCATCCAATGACAGCTAACACGATTGCGTTGCGCAGCCTCAGGTTGAACTCTTCCCGCATCTGGTCGACGCTGCGGATGATGCCATGGTTCACGTCATGGCATTTACTGACGCTTTTGGCTACGCCTTCGAGCGAGTTGCGGGGGAACTCCCGCGGGAACTCCCACTGTTTTCCAGCTTGATAGAGGGCACTCAGCGGGGCGTTCAATGGGAGCACCTTGGGGTCGGGCATCATGCAGTGTTCGAACAGGCCGCGAAAGCTCTTGAGATCATGCCGGGATGAGTCCTGTCTCTTCGAGTCCGATCTGGAAGAGTTCGTAATCGGCGTAATCCGGCTTCAGGTCGAGGGACTTCACGAGTTCGCGCGCGAGTTGCTCCCGGACGAAACGGCAGCCCGCGCAAAACTCTTGACCGCAGCGCGGAGGTTCATGGCAATCATGCGCAAAGGGGCTGAGGTTGGCGTGGTTGAGTTGCATTTTGATTCTGTGGCCGTTCGGCCCACGCTTCGTCATTACAGAGGCAGGGGCAGGTGAAGGATTCGCAGGTTTCGTGTTTGCCCTTGAGGCAGTCCTCGCACATCGAGCGTTTCAAGCGGCGTCTGGCCGAGGTGTAATGACTGCCAGAGCCGGAGGGGTTTTCTTTTGGGGCGTGGATGTAGTCCCAGACGTTCACGCGCTCACCCGCTTCAGATAGCTGGCCCACTGAATCCCCGGCTGGTTAAAAATCGCTCGCGAGGAAGGATGGAGTTCTTTGCGGCGGGATCGGGCAAAAGCTGTCTTGTCCCCGGCCATTGGCATCTCGTAGTGGAGCTTGTCGCCGTAGTTGTGGGCTTTCGCGAAGGGAAGGACGTTCCCGATTCCGATGGGGCCGTCCCAGAGACTCTTCGCGGCGTTCACGATGGCTTTGAAGAACAGGAATATTTTCCCGTGCTGATCGAAGCGACCGAGTTTCAACTTCTTGAGCCGGTGGAGTTCGGCGCGAGGGCGGAGTTCGGCGGGTTTCTCCCAGCGGAAGTTTTGCCCCGTGTAGAAGCAGGGAACCAGATCAGTCGCAGCCATGAGGATTGAGAGGGGTTGGTCGGAAGGCGCACTTCTCCCTCGAAAGGAAGGATCTTTGAAAAGCGCCGGGCATCGACCGGGTATGGGAGACACAGTGTGTTACACGGGGCGGCGGAGGATAGTGGGAAGACGTTGGGCGTTCAGAGACGCGGCGCTTACAGTGTCACTGGTCCGCCGCCCATGTCAAACAGGAATTTAGCAGGGAAAGGCTAGGAGTGGTTCATTACTGAAGTGTGGTGGACAAGTGAGAGAGAAGAAAGGCTTCGGGGGGAAGCCTTTCTTCAGTGCGTGAAACCATCGAACGGGCCGTTGAAGGTTCCGCAGTAGCCGATGAGCCTGCCCGCGTTGTTTAAGTTCGTGGC